GGAGCTAGGTTACCTATTTGATGTATGAGTGAAAATTCTGGTTATGCTGCCTTTTGTTTATATCATGGTTTACATCTACACTTCACAACATCATACGATTACCAAAAATATAATGGTAAAGTGAATGTTGGTAAAGATGCTTTCCTTAATCGTAGGGACAAATATGTCCACTATGCGATGTCTAGGAAGTATTCTTTGGAAGAGTTAAAAAGCTATTATATAGCCAACCTATTCGTTAAACCTAACTCTTGGATAGGCGATCTTAATACATCTGAAGCAGAAGATGTCTATAAAAAGTGGCAAAAAACGAACCAGAGCTTGACATATCGCTTGGAACAAGATATAATGTATCTGTTCAATAAGGTTAAATCCCCGAACGATATACTTCTGGTAAAAGACGGTCAAGAACCGATTCTATTAAAAGAGGTTTATTATGGAAACGTGGCATCTGAAACTTTGATCTTATTGAACACCCTATTGAATTTTTATCCTATGTGGCAGAAACAAATTAGTGACGATGTGGTATTTCCAGAGTTTCTCAATAGATGTAAGAAGTATGAACCATTTATTGTATATGATGGTAATAAATTTAAAAGTATGGTTACTAATATAGTGAAGTCACATAAATAAAATATGAGCAGTAAATTTATAATGGCAACACCGTAGATTTTGTTATGTATAACGTGGACAAAAAAACTAAAACTAAATGTAGAAGGAGTAGAGCAGTATGAGTAATTTTGCAAATCTAAAAAGTTCGTCTAATCTAGACAAACTCACCAAAGCAATCGAGCAGTTAAATTCCAACCAAGGCAGTCAAGATTCTAGTGATGATAATTACTGGCGTCCAGAAGTAGATAAAGCAGGTAATGGTTATGCCGTTATCCGTTTCCTACCAGCACCAGCAGTAGATGGTGATGATGGTTTACCTTGGACTAAAATTTACACACATGGTTTTCAAGGACCAGGCGGTTGGTATATTGAGAATTCTTTAACAAGTGTTAATAACGGAAAAGATCCAGTGTCAGAATACAATTCTGAATTATGGAATTCTGGTATTGAGGCTAACAAAGAAATTGCTCGTAAACAAAAACGCCGTTTAACATATGTCTCTAATGTATTGATCGTTGAAGATCCAAAACATCCTGAGAACAATGGCCAAGTTAAGTTATATAAATTTGGTAAGAAAATCTTTGATAAAATCACAGATGCTATGAACCCACCACCAGAGTTTGGTGAAACACCAGTTAATCCATTTGATTTATGGAAAGGTGCTAACTTCAAACTTAAAATCCGTAAAGTTGAAGGCTTTCAAAACTATGACAAATCAGAGTTTGATGCTCCTTCAGCACTATATGATGGTGATGATGCTAAACTTGAAGCAATTTGGAAATCAGAATATTCATTAAAAGAAATTCTTGATCCTAAAAACTTCAAATCTTATGATGAATTAAAAGTTCGTTTAACAAGAGTATTAGGTGCGCCAGCGACAACTGCTAAATCAGCAACCATTGAAACTGCTACACCATCTGTAAATGAACCATCCATTGAACCATCTTTAGATGAAGATGAAGATATGGCTTTGTTTAATTCATTAGCTGAAGAAATCTAAGGAAAATAAAATGGAAATTAAATTAAACTTAACAATTGAAGAAGTAAATGCTGTAATTTCAACTATGGCAATGTTACCATTCAATCAAGTTCATGGTATTGTAAATAAAATCCGTGAACAAGCAATTCCTCAAGTTCAAGCTGCTGAAGCTGCTGAGAAAGCAGAAGCGGAAGCTGCAAATGAACCTGCTGATTCAGAAGGCGGCGATGCTGCTTAAGAAGTAATAGGCAAAAAGAAACCCGCTTCGGCGGGTTTTTTCTTTTATACCGGTCTTACTTTTCCGTATTGAACTCTCATCAGTATAGGTTCTTCATTTCTTATACTTGTGCCACCATTACTACCACCTCCACCGCCGCCTCCACCGCCCATAATATTAGTAGTTGATTTATTGATTGTAGGTGAACCTTGACTCATAGTAGCAGAAGGACCAACCAAACTTTGATTTTCAGAAACGGCTGCATTCACTCTTGCTGTCGATGGTGTTTGTGCACCACCAGATGGACTTGCAGAAGGTGAATTTGATGGACTAGAAGATGATGATCCTGTTGGTGAAACTCCTGGTGATCCTGTAGAACTTACTGATGGTGTTGCTGATGGAACAGGAGAGGCTGTATCTTTTTTAACTTCTGATGCAGAACCTTTTTTATCTTCGACAAAAAAGTCATACATTTTTCCTGCTAACCATCCACCAATTTTATCACCACCTAACAAAGCAGCGGCTGCACCACCAAGACCCCCAATAACTGTACCAACACCTGGAACTACTGAGCCGATTGCACCACCTAATACAGGTAATAAACCTGCAGCTGCGGCCGAACCAATTGATTTTGTAATTTCTTTTTTATAATCAGCATCTGATATTTCACCTGCTTCTTTTTTTTCATTTACTTCTTTAATTCTCATTACAAGGTCAGCACCAGCAGTAATCAAACTTAATCCTGGAATTGATTTTAAAAATCCTAATAGTTTACCACCACCTTTTAATAATTTAGAAGCACCACTTGCAACTTTTGTTGCCATCTTTCCACCTTTAGCTAATGCTGATCCTGTTTTTTCAGCAGCTTCAGCTACTTTACTTGCCGTTCCGGCTTTAACTGCACCAAGTCCAGATTTAACAGCTCCACCAGCACTTGATGCTACTGAACTTATAGATTTAATTGCTTTACCACCAAAACCCATAGCAGATTTAACACCGCCTTTGATAAATGATCCTGCTTTACCTGCAAGTTTTGCGCCACCTTTTACAATACTTTTACCAGCAGAGACAACACCACCAACCATTTTAGAACCAATATTACCAAGTGCCTTTAGTCCTAACATAGATGATAGTCCACCCATTAACATTCCAGGTAAACCTTTCATCATACTGAATAAACCACCAAGCATATCAAAAAGGCCAGATTTTTTCTCTTCTTTTTCTTTACCTTTTGGACCCTTGCCTTTTAAAATGGCATTGATAAGTTCTTTGTGTCTTCGTTCATCTTCAGATTTTTTTTCTTCTTCAAAACTTTTATTAATTTCACGTAATTTAGTATCTTCTTCAAATTTATCAGATATTAATTTATAAATTTGTTTTAATGTACCAGCACCGCCTTTGATTGTTTCGCCTTTACTTGAAACTTTTTTGGCTGTTTGTGTTTTCTCTGATCGATCACTTCTATTAGATACCGATTCAGTATATGGTTTTTCCATATCCGAAGGATCAGCTGTAGGACGAACACCAGTAAAATATGATATGTCGGCATTTTTACGACCAAATTTTTTACCATAAGCAGTTGCGGCCAATGGTGAAATTTTCGATAACATATTCATAGGATCAAATTTCTTTTTGAAATTTGTAGCTTTAGCGGCTATTTTATCTTTAAAGGCTTCTTTAATAGAAGATCCTAAACCTTTACCAGACATCATTTTTTCTGATGCAAGATACCCTAAACCTTTACTCGATGTTACATCAGCAATTTCATATTTTGAAGCTTCATCATCTCCACCACCACCATATGCAGATGTTGAAGTTCTATATCTTCTTCTTGTTGGTTTTCCAGATTTGGATGGTGTAAAATAATATTTGTTTTTAGATACATTTGTAGGAGGTAGTTCAGTCGATTTTGGTTTACCCAATTTAGCACCAAGAGCTTTAGTAGCAGCGAGACCTAAATTGCCATCTTTACCTAGCTCAAACCACCAGCCCTTACCATTTAAGGCATTTGGGCTCCAAGCATAGGTGATTCTACCAACGTTCTTTGTTATCATTACCTTTTTCTTTCAGCGTTCTGTTGTTTAATCTTTTCATTTTCAGCTTCAATGTATTGAATTAACATTGAAACATAAATGTCTCTTTCCCACGGAATCATATTCTCAAGTTCCGCTAGGTTATACTTATGATGTTGCATCAAAGAGAAATTAGTCCGATAATAATTTCCCAAATTATCATGACGAAAGGTTAGGAAAAAAAATCATCAAGTCCTTGGACATTGATGTTATGGTTAAATCCACATTTAGTGCAAATAAAATTAATTTTCTTTTCCAATTTAGGCATATTATCAATAAAAGATTCTAACTTATCAAATTGATCTTTTGTCAAAGTTTCTAAAAATGTCATCAATTCATCTTTTGGTGTTTCGTGTGCATAATATAAGTTATCACCATCATACACATAATCAATACAATCGATTACCAACTCAAATCCAATATCTGTAATTGTTTCAACTTCTTCTAATTTTTTAATTAGAGAAAAATCTGGATACTTCATTTTAATACCAATTGTTTCCGTTAATGGTATTAAATCATTTTTTTCTTCTGGAAAATTTACTTTACTATCTAAAATATTAAATGAAACATCATTAATATGACCACAAGTTTCTCCATTAACAACATTTTCACATTTATATTTTGTTTCTATTACTTCACCTACTGACCTTGCTCTTAAATTTAAGAAATAATATTCAATGTCAATCAATGGTAAATTTTCAATATCTAAAGAATCTAATGAACAGTTTTGTAATACTTGGCGAATATTATTTTCAATAACTTCTTTTTCACCAGATTCCATAGCCATTAAAAGAATCTTTTGTTCTTTGACCAAAAATGGTCTAAATTTTATTTTTTTGTTTGATGCCGGCAACAAGACCTCATAGGTTGGGGCATCAATTTTAGGCAAAGCCATAATTAACTCCTTTTCAAATCATTTATAATGTAAATTTATTAGAAGTAGACGTTAATCCACCTATAGTAAATTTGTTAGCATTCACAGTAGAAGCATTTTGATCCATTTTTGAATCAAGAACACCTCTACCAGACGAATTTAATAAAGATGAAACAGTTTTTGTTCCACCAATACTTGGTATTACAGAACTAGCTGCACCAGCTACACTCAATAAAGCATAAGGATTACCATTTGTTAATGCTTTACCTGAACTTACAGCAAGAGCTCCAATTTGTAAAGCAGCCGCCAAATTAAATGGACTATTGAGTGCTGTTGCTGAAACATGTTTAACTTCAGCTGTTGCTTGAGTTTCCCAATAAGTATATGCAAACACCACACTCAATTTGTGATATGGTGCATCACTTGACCAATCTAAATCTAATTGATTTACTGCAATTGGAAAAGCATCTATTAAATTAATTTTATGAACTTCATTATTAGAATTATCAAATTGAACAATTGTAATTGTAGAAACATAATTTGCTTTGTATTCAAAATTCCAACTAGTTTGTGGATTTATTTTCTCCATCCATGCATCAAAAACTGCTTTTTCAATCATATTATCATCACATATAAAAGTTAATGTAATGTCTTCATATGTTGATTGATATGGATATTTTTCTGTTGGTCCATAAATTCTTAAATCAGATGTTGCTAGTGTTCTACCTGGTATTACAGCATTTTCACATCTAAGTGCTAAGGTTCTTGTGTCGATGGTTGAACCAAGTGAAGCAGGTAAATTAATTATTACATGAAACCTTGATGGTTTAGCTAATTCACCCGTAAAACTTGAACGAAAGTCTTGGATATTCATATGCTATTCTCTTTTTTCTCCAACCACAGAAGTCTGTGAAGTATGTCCTCTAATTTCTTGTATTGAATCTTGCCAAACTTCATTAACTTTAGCTTTTTGAAATTGTTGAGCAGGTAAAAATACAGCTGTTTCCCATTCACTAGCTTCAACTTTTAACATCTTACTTGCTATGTTTTTATACAAATATCGTTTAATACAAGGTCTAAATTCTTTGTATCGTTTTGATGCTGATACTATATCATAAGTTATTCTTAATCGTTTAATTTCATCATTGTCATCATAGATAGCAAAATTCATCAACTTATCCATAAATCCAGCACGAATTCTTGGTGGTAAGTAATGTAAATTCATTCCCAAGAAACCATCATTATATCGTTCTAATGGTAATACTAATGGAAATGCGTCCCAATATGGTAATCTGTCATCATATTTGGCACTATAATAAAAGAAATACAATCCACCAATCAAAAATCGATTACTATTTCTACTTGTTTCTTTTCTTATCTGATTAGCTAAAGCAATTGGATTTTTAAGATTATTGATTTTACTCGTAAACCACTTGAGTGATTTCATTGAGTATCGTTCTAATTCTAATCCATTCTTTTCAGAGGCTAATTTTGTTAATTTTGATGTCGTTGTCATCATCTATTTATGTCAAAAATTAAGATGGTCTTCAGTTAATACCTTGAATTCCCAACCTCTATCTTTACAGTATTCAGTTGCGGCTTTCCATTTGGCTTGATTAATTGCATAAGTAACTACTTCATTAATGTATTGTTTGGTGATTCTTGATTTGATTTCTGGTTCTGTGGCCTGTTTCTTAGGTTTAATCTCTAAAAGATATGAATTTAATTTACCATCTTTACCTCGTATTTGAGCATAGAAATCAACAAAATATCTATGAAAACGACCATCAGCTGGTGATTTGTATGGAACTACAACCTCTTCTGACGACCAAGAGACTACTTGTGAGTGTTTATCTAACCACAACATCACTCTTTTTTCCCACGATGAACGGTAGATGATATTAGTTGGATCACCTTTGTATTTTTGTGGGTTAATTGGTGTAAACTTGCCTTTATGCTTCATAAATAGTATGTATGTTGATTCTTAATCAAAGGTAAAATTGTATGGCAGAAATTGGTGCAGATTTTCGTGGTGGTTACTACGGTGAACAAATAGAATCTAGTGGTGGTGGATATGATCCATTGGCAGCCAATCCAAATGGACCATTAGCAAGTCTGTTTGCAAACGGTTATGATTTTTCTAGTCGTTTTTATCCTAGAAATTTAGGTTCAGAAACTAGAGGTCATTATATTAATTTTTATATAAATGTGGCAGAAAAATCACAATATCTTTCAGAAGGAAGATATACATTAGCTGGTGGTGCAGGTCGAACCGCAACGAATCAAGCAAATCAAGCTCAAGTGTTAGGTGCTGGTGTTGCTGGTACTGGTACTGCTGGTAATATTGTAAGTGAAATACAATCAGCAGTTACCACAAGAAAAACAAAACGAATTACCCAAGCTATTGCTTTATATATGCCTGATACTTTAAACGTCCAATACAATGCTTCATGGCAAAGTGAGAGTTTAACAGATGCATTAGGTAAATATGTTGCCATGGGGCAGCAAGCTGCTTCAGCTGTAGATTCGTATCAAAAAGGCAAAGGTGCATCAGGCACAATTAAAAGTTTGGCACAAGACCCTGGTGTTGCTGAAGCTTTAGGCACAGCAACAGAAGGTAATATTTTAGGTTCAGGTGCAACAAGTTTCTTGTTATATGCGGGTGGTAATGCATTGAACCCACAATTACAAGTTTTATTTAAAGGTACTGATATGCGTCAGTTCCAATTTGATTTCTTATTTGCACCATTTAGTCCTGATGAAGCAAAGAATGTTATGGAAATTATTAAAACATTTAAATTTCATCAGGCGCCTGAAGTTAATTCATCAGGTATGGGTAGATACTTTATTCCACCATCAGAATTTGATATCGACTTTTTACTTAATGGTCAAATCAATACTAAAGTGCATCAAATTGGTACCTGTGTATTGACAAATCTAAACGTTGATTATGCACCAAATGGTTGGTCAACATTTAGTGACGGAACACCAACACATATTAAATTAACATTACAATTTATGGAAACAGAAATCGTCACAAAAGAACGAGTTGATAAGGATAATTATTAATGTCAAAATATTTCAGTAAGTTTCCTAAATTAATTTACACCAGACAGGGTGTATCTAATTTAGCAACAGATATATTAACAAGAATAAACACCATCAAAGGTGTATTAGATAACACTTCTTTATTTTACACATATAGTATTCAAGAAGGTGATACACCAGAAATGATTGCATCGAAGTATTATGGTGATTCTGAATTGCATTGGATTGTATTAATCTTTAATGAAATTATCGATCCATTTTATGATTGGCCTATGCACTATCGTCAATTCATCATTTTCCTAACAGATAAGTATGGTTCACCAGCAACGGCACAAATGACTAATCATCATTATGAAAAAATTATAACATCTATTGATGGGTATACCGGTAAAGTGACCACTGATGTTTATCAAATTGATTTAGATTCATATAATCATATACCAGCAGAACCAACCACAGAAACTAGAGTTTTAAATAATCAAACTATAACTGTCACAACAAGTAGACGATCTATATCATGTTATGATTATGAAAATGAATTAAATGAATCTAAACGAGTAATTAAATTAATTAAAAATAATCTAGTTCCAGACATAAAAAATCAATTTGAAATCTTAATGAGTGCATAATGGCTGACGGTTTAGTATTTCCACAGGATTTTACCCTAGAATCTTGCAAAATCATAACATCTCAAGGTAACCCTTTTGAGTTTAGATTTATGATGATTGAGTTAAATTACTTCGAAGATTTGTATAATAATACAATTTCTGGTAATATGTTTATCAATGATTCTAGTGGATTCCTATCATTATTGGGTTTTAATGGTAATGAATTTCTTTCAATTAAATTTGGTAAACCAGGTTCAGATGATAAAATTGATCGTGTTTTTAGAATATTTAAAGTATCTGATAGAAGAATGGTTAAAGATGGTAATGAGAATTATATTTTACATTTTACCTCAGAAGAAACAATTCTTTCAGAACAATATAAAGTAAGTAAATCATATCAGAATAAAAAAGTATCTGAAATTGTTATTGATGTTATGAATAACGATTTGCAGGTTGATCCTAAGAAATTTTTAACAACAAATGTTGAAGAAACAAGTGACACAAGAGATATAGTTTTACCTTTATTATCACCATTTGAGGCTATTAATTGGTTAGCAACACAGGCAATTTCTAAAACACCACAAACTCAAGGTTCACCATATTTGTTTTATGAAAACTATTATGGTTATAATTTTAAATCTTTACAATCATTGTTTGATTCACCAGTTTATGGCATATACAAATATGAACCCAAGAATTTAACGATGCCTGATGATGCTCGTGTTCAAGACATGAGTTTAGAACTTAAAAATATTCTTGTGTATGAAATGGTAAATAATTTTGATACACTTAATTTGATTGATTCTGGCGCTTTTGCAAATAAACTTATTGCTATTGATACTATTCGTTCAACTTATTCAACAACTGTTTTTGATTATGATACTTATTTTAAAAATGCTAAAAAATTAAACACCTATGGAATCTTATCAAATTATAAAAACAGAAGAGGTGATGCGGCTAATACTACGTATGATGGTGTATTAAAGACTGTTACAACTAATACCGGACAATCTATAAAAAGTTCATATATTCAATCACATTATCCAGGTGTTAAAGATATTAATATTGAAACTCGTATACCACATAGAACAGCACAATTTGCACAAATTAATGCCATCAAATACAGAATAACTATTCCAGGCGATCCAAAAATGACTGTCGGTAATGTTATTGAAATGCAAATACCTGATATGATGGTCAATGATAAAGGTGGCCGAGATAAGGATAAGTATTACACAGGTAAATATTTGGTAACTGCTACTCGTCATAAAATTGACCAAGAAAACAAATATGTAACTCTTATCGAATTGAGTAAAGAAAGTATACCAAATGCTTATGATGCAATTGACAATGAATCACCAGCGTGGAAAGAGATTAAAGGTAAATAATGGCACAAGAAAATAATTTCATGGGATTAAATGGGTTTGTGTGGTTCTTTGGTGTGGTGGAGAACCGTGATGATCCATTAAAACTTGGTAGAGTTCAAGCTCGAATATTTGGTTGGCATACAGATAATAAGATGAAAATACCAACTACCGATTTACCATGGGCTCAACCTGCTTTTCCACCAAATTCATCAAATCTAACATCAGCACCAAAAGAAGGTGATATGATCTTTGGATTTTTTACTGATGGTGATGCAGCACAATTTCCAATATTTTTAGGTGTTTTACCAGGCATTCCAGATTTCACCCCAGCAGAAGGAACAGGTTTTTCTGATGCAAGAGTTCAAGAAAACTTGGATGGCGCTCCTACGAAACCCTATGCTCGTTCCATATACAATAATGGCGTAAAACTCAAGTCATATTCAAAAACTAGATATCCAAGAGATTTAAATCAACCTACCACTTCTAGACTTGCCAGAAATGAAGATACTGCAAATACCGTTTATCAATTCAGAAAAGATAATTGGATAACTGCCGAATCTACCAATGGTTCTAAATGGAAAGAACCATTTCCGTCATATAATGCACAATATCCTTTTGATAATGTATTAGAATCTGAATCTGGCCACATTTTTGAATTGGATGATTCAGCGGCTAATGAACGTGTGATGATTGCACATAGAACGGGCACCACTTCTGAAATGTATCCATCAGGTACCAAATTGGATAAAGTTGTTAAGGATAATTATACAATTGTTCACGGATCAGATTTTTGTTATGTGAATGGTAAAGTTGAATTAACTGTGGAAAATGTGGCCAAAATAAGAATCAAAGGTAACACCACTATAGAAATTGATGGTAATGTTAATTGGAAAGTTGGTGGTGACATGAACTTATCAGTTGGTGGTAATTTAAATCTCAAGACGGCAGGTAACATGACTTCACAAGTGTCAGGTAACTATGCTGAGGTTGTAGGTTCTCGTAACGAGATGTCATTAGGTGACACATCAATTAGATATAATACTGATTTACATACTTGGGTTGGTGGTGATACATATACTAGAAAACAATCAGGTAGAACAGACTTTGGATGTCCATCAGATACTAGAAGTGGAGGTTCTGATTGTGGTGATGTTGCATATCCAACAACTGCAAATTTAGGTTCACCAAATCCATACAATAATCCGGATGAAGTTCAACCTACACCTGAAGTTGTTAGAACAGTTATCTATAATGGTCAAGTTGATGCCAACACGGCCGCTGCACCATTAACTGAAGCTTATGCAAGGCCTGTAGCACCAACAGTTACACCTGAAGTTGCTAATGTGGCATCAGCTAATGTAGTTTCAACAGGATGCTTTACGTTTGAAATGGTTAAAGTAACTGCAAGTGTTAAAGATGCTGAAGTGCAACAAATTACAGATGCTCTTAACAAAGCTTGTGAACCGTATAATATTAATACCAAATTACGTAAAGCTCATCTATTAGCTCAAATGTCACATGAATCTGGTGGTTTTAAATACAAGAAAGAGATTTGGGGTCCAACAGCCGTTCAGAATAGTTATGAAGGTCGGGCCGGTCTTGGTAACAATCAACCAGGAGATGGTGAGAAATTTCAAGGTCGTGGATATATTCAAGTGACTGGTCGAGCAAACTATACCAATTTTGCCAATTTTGTTAAGTTGTCACTTGATGATACAATTAAGTATTTAGAAACAATTGAAGGTGCGGTGATGAGTGCTGTTTGGTATTGGAATACTAGAGGTCTTAACAAATATGCTGATCAAGATGACATTAAACAAATCACTAAACGTGTGAATGGTGGTTACAATGGACTTGATGATCGTATTGCTAGATATAATAAAATCTTACCTTTATCAACATAAATAGTATATGGCTTCCACAATACAAAATAGATATTCAGATTTAGACCTCACTTTTACTATGCATCCTGTAAAAAAGGACATAGTGTTGAGTGTTGATGACCAAGCTATTGCTCGTTCAGTTCGCAATCTCATATTAACAAACCACTACGAAAGGCCATTTCATCCAGAAATTGGTTCTAATGTTCGTAAAATGTTATTTGATCCTATTTCACCACTTACTGCAAATTATTTGCAAAGGGAAATAGAAGATACTATTAAAAACTATGAACCAAGAGTAAAACTTCAACAAGTTATTGTTCAAGTAGAGCCTGATAGTAATAGTTATTCGGCAATTATAAGTTATTATATCAACAATAGAACACAACCATCCACATTAAATTTGGTTTTACAAAGGTTAAGATAATATGGCAACCGCAAATTCAAACATTCAGATATCAGATTTAGATTTTGATGCAATCAAGACTAATCTAAAAACGTTTTTACGATCACAAGATAAATTTAAAGACTATGATTTTGAAGGTTCGGCTTTATCTAATCTATTAGATTTATTAGCTTACAATACACATTACAATTCATACTATCTAAACATGGTAGCTAATGAAATGTTTTTAGATACAGCCGCTCTCAGAAGTTCAGCAGTTTCTCATGCCAAATTATTAAATTATACTCCTAAATCTGCAATAGCACCAACAGCCACTGTTAATCTTTCTGTTTCTGGTTTAACGACCACATCATTAACACTTCCTAAATTTACAGCGTTTTCATCAGAAGCCATTGATGGTGTGAACTATAGATTTATTACAAAAGATGCTAATACACAAAACGTTTCTGGTGGTGTTGCACAATTTATGGGCTTAGAAATTATTCAAGGCGAACCAATTTCTTTAACATTAACTTATTCCAGTTTATCAAATCCAAAAGCTTTATTTTCTTTACCTGATTCTAATATTGATACTTCAACACTTATTGTTCAGGTTCAAAAATCTTCTATTGATACAACACTCGAATCTTATAAATTAGCTACCGATGTTTTAAATGTAAATGAAAGATCAACCGTTTATTTCTTACAAGAAGGTTTAAATGGTAATTATGAAATATATTTTGGTGATGGAGTGTTGGGTAAACAATTGACAGATGGCAATATTGTTAGAGTTTCTTATGTTGTAACTAAAGGTAGTAGTTCTCTTGGTGCAAACAATTTTGTGTTGTTAGATACAATTAGTGGTAGTGGTGTACCAACAATCTATCCGCTGACAGGTGCGACAAACGGTTCAGATAAAGAATCAATCGACTCAATTAAATATACTGCACCTAAAGCTTATTCAGCACAAGGTCGTGCAGTAACAATTGAAGATTATATTTCTGTTTTACAAAATAACAAAATTGGACTTACATTTGATTCTGTGAATGTATGGGGTGGCGTTGATTATACTACTCCAGCATTTGGTCAAGTATTCATTTCATTAAAACCAAGTGGTGCTTATAATATTACTGATACACAAAAACAAAGATTAATTAATGATGTATTGAAACCTGTTTCTGTGGTTACAGTTACACCAACTATTATTGATCCAGATTATACATATCTAAAAGTAACAGCGGATGTTGTATACGAACAAAAGAATACTAGTTTAACATCAGCGCAAATTCATGAAAATGTAAAAACGGCTGTTAGAAATTTTAGTAATGCTTCATTGAATACATTTAATTCATTATTTGATATGTCTGATTTATCAGCTGCAATTAAAGATGTTGATTCTTCTATTATTGCAACACAAGTTGATATTAAAGTTCAGAAAAAGTTTTACCCTATTTTAGGCATACATAAAAATTATATACTTAATTATGGTGTGGCATTAGAAAGAGGAGTATTTACTGCTGGTATTGTATCTTATCCAACTATTAAATATTATACAGATAATGGAGAATTAACGTTAATTAATGATGTATATCTTGAAGAAGTTCCTTTCCCTTCATCTGGTGTTGAATCTATTAATATATTAAACATTGGTTTTGGTTATACTGAAAATCCAATAATTATTATTACTGGTGATGGTGAAGGTGCTACCGCTACTGCATCTGTGGTTAATGGAAGTATTTCTAAAATTAATGTCACAAATTCAGGCAATAACTATACACAAGCTATTGTTACTATCCAAAATTCTCCTACAGATACAAATGGTAACTCAGGTTCAGCGTATGCTGTTTTAAAAGGTCAATATGGTAAATTAAGAAGTTATTATTATGATTTTAATAATAAGAAAACTATTTTAAATGATAATCTTGCTACTGTTGATTATTATAATGGAATTGTAACTTTTATTAATTTTAATCCTAACGATATAAATGATCCTTTAGGACAATTAACTATAACTGCAACACCAAAAATAACTATTATTGAATCTACAAAAAATAGAATTGTTTCTATCGATGAGTTTGATCCTAATGCCGTTGTCGTAAATGTAACTGCAAAGTAAAATGATACCAAATAATTATAAAACATCATTAAGAATACCATCTCAACTTCCCGAATTTGTTCGGGACGATGTGAACTATGAAACCTTTGTTTCATTTGTTGAGGCATATTATGAATGGTTAGAATTAGCTAATACAGCAAACGCCAATACTACTATAGCATCAACTTCAGGTGAAGGTGTTACTTACGCCTCTAAAAACTTATCAAACTATTCTGATGTAGATTCTACACTTGATGGGTTTTTAAAATATTACATAAATGATTTTCTACCATACTTCCCAGAAGATGCTTTAGCAGATAAAACTAAAGTATTAAAAATAGCAAAACAATTATATCAAGCCAAAGGCACGCCGGCTTCTTTTAGACTATTATTCAGATTGTTGTATAATTCAAGTGCTGAAATACTAATGACAGGTGATTTAGTGTTTCGTGCTTCTGCTGGTGATTGGTACGTTCCTAAATATTTAAAAATTAGAGGAGACATTTCACTCTGGCTTACTGCTGGCATGGAAAGTTACAGAGTATTTGGTTTAAGATCAAAATCATTTGCTACTATTGAGAAGGTTTTATTAGATGGTACAAAATGTAATGTTTATATTTCAAATATTCAGAGATTGTTTGAATCTGGAGAAGATGTAATTGTTGTTGATTCAAATAATCAAACCGTATATGTTAAAGATGGTGAAATTTTAAATAATCCGGTTGTTGGATCAGAAACCGTTACAGGTAAAGTTGTAGGTGCTTTATCATCTATTAGCATTAATCCTAAATTTAGAGGACTAACCTATAATGTTGGTGATCCTGTTGTTGTATATGGTGGATTATCATCTAATACTTTACCTAGTGCAACCGCTGAGATTTCAGAAGTCACAAAAGGTTCTATACAAAGAATTAATGTGTTAGACGGTGGTTTTGGTTATATTCCAGGTGAAGCTACTATTAATTTTGCTACTTTTTCAAATACAACTATTAATTTTTTAAATAATGGTGGCGCTCTTGCACATGTTGGTACGTTTGATACAACTCCTGGTTCCAATTCTACAATCAGTTCTGTTATCACCGATAGAATATCAGTAAAACAAAATATCATATTATCAAATTCTAATTACTTTTTCTCAAATAGTAACACAACATCATCTGTAAATACAAATACAAGATTGGTCGATGCCTTTAGTTATTATGAAACAATAGGTTATCCTATAGATACCGTTATTGTAGATAATGGTGGTGGTGGTTTTTCACAATTACCTATAGCTATAGCTAAATCACATTTTTATGATGTTGATACTGGTGGTATTCATAATTTAGATAATTTTGGTCAATTAGCACCTATTGAAATTATACATCCAGGTTTAGGTTATAAAGTTAATGATAGAATAACTATTGACGGTGGCCGAGGATGGGGCGCTACAGCTAATGTTAAAACTGTAGATGCTAGTGGTTCAATTACATCAGTTGAATATGTTCGATACGAAGAATTTGACAAAATTTATCCAATAGGTGGAATGGGATATCAACCTGAAGATATTTTAGGTGAAGGTTTATCACCTCAATTATCTTGTAGTGTAAGTTCAAATGTTGCCGTGAGTTCTATTTCTCAAGGTGATTTTGATTTATGGGAAATTGTATTTCAATCTCCAGATTATACAATAGCTAATGCTACTTTTGGTGGTATCGTAAATGGAATTGACACAACGAAGAAAGCATTAAAAATATACAACGTTCAAGGAACTTTAGACAATACTTATCCTATTATTGGTGTCAATAATGGAAATACCGTTATGGCTACATCTAATTCAGTATCAGGTATTGCCGCTGAATTATTTGTTCCTGGCATATTAGGTTATGGTGCTGAGTTTCAATTAACAACTGATCGAATTGGTTCTGTCACTAAAATTAAAATTACTGATGCTGGTGAAGATTATATTTCAAACCCACAAATATCTTTACGAGTTCAAGATTTGTGTGTAACAGGTGTTAATGGTATTGAATATATAACTCCTGGTTCATTAATATTTCAAGGTCAAGATGCTAACAATTCTACTTATGTTTCATATGTGGATAGAATTACTCCTATAGATGATTTAGGGGCTGTGGTTAATAACACTTATAATTTGAGAGTTTACAATTACACTACCACTCCATCATTATATGATCCAACTAATTCAGCTAATACTATAATACAAGTTGGTGGTTTAGTTGATGCTAGTGCAAACATGATTTTAACAATCACAAAAGATGTAAGTTTAGGTTATTCAAATGGCGTAAAAAAATATGGTGATGGTAATGCTCGTGCCTCTTCTAAATTCTTAAATGGTCTAATATTTGGCCAAGGTATCTACTTAGATACTAAAGGTCAACCAAGTTCATTTTCAGTATTACAAAGTAGAAACTATAACGATTATACTTATGTATTATCAGTAGAACAACCCATTTCAAAATATAGACAGATACTCAAAAACTTATTACATCCGGCTGGTATGAAAGTTATTGGCCGTGATTTATTAAATAGTCAAAAAGCGTTTGGTGTTAAACATGATTCAGGAACATCATTAATCAAACCATTGCAATATTGGGCTAATTGGCCAGTGGGTAATCCATATGCTCGTGTGACTATGAATGTATCTGGTATTATTGCTAACTCCATGATTAAAATTGTTTCTGGTGGTACAGGATATTCACCAAGCACAACCGTATCAATTAATGCTATTGATGGTCGTGGTACGGGTGCAACCGCAGTTGCTAATATTGCCAACGGCGCAATTGTGTCTATTGATGTTACTGCACCAGGTAAAGATTATATTCTTAATCCGGTTATTACTATTTCTGATCCAACAACTCGTGGTGGTAATTCAAATGCTTCGGTAACTGTTTCTGTGGATTTATCATCCAATGTGATGATTATCCAAAACATGAATGGTGGTGGTCTCGAACCAGTAACTCAAAATACACATTGGATTACTGTATATCCAGAACAAACTGGTGGTAATTGTAAAGTTTATTCTACCACAAAAGAATATGATGACGCAAATTCTATTATTATTTTAGAAGATGATACCTTCTTAACGTTCCCTAATATCATTTATGGCCATGCTAATACCAATAATGTAGCTATCAATATTGCTGAATTTAGTGTGGCAAATACTCCTGTTTATGATATTATTAATAATGGCGAATATAGTAACACTAAAAATCATTTAGTAGATATAATCTATCCTGGTGATAATCTGACCGTGGCTGGTAATACTTACGTTATTCAGGCTGTTGATTATTACGCACATCTGATTTATATTTTAAATAATCAAGCTGTATTAGATACTCAAGACGGAAATCAAATATTGACGGAAGATGGTGTTCCAGGTAACTCCAATAACATAATTGTTGGCGCTTATACATTATCTTTTGGAACTCTAGAAAATCCTGTTCCAATGACGATAAATAGAAGTATATCTACGGGTAACGTATTCATTAAAGCATTAATATAAGAAATATAGGACTTTAAATGGCTAATATTAAATTAACCGAACTAACAGAATTAACAACATCGAATAACACCAATACCATATTTTATGTGGCAAATTTGGCTGTTAGTCCAAATGTATCTCATTACATTAGATTGGGAACTTTCACTTCTGATAATGCGATTGCTTATGTAGCTTTTGCTCATGCTAATTCAGCTTTTCTAAGAGCAAATACAGCACTATCAGTAGGTTGGAATGCAAATATAGCATTTAATCAAGCCAATTCAGCATATAATCAAGCTAATGCAACATTCAACCAAGCTAATAATGCAGCCTCATTTGCCAATGGTGCTTTTGTTACTGCTAATAGTTCGGCTTCATTTGCTAATGGTGCTTTTACATCTGCTAACGTTTCTCAAGCAATCAATAATACTCAAAATACAAACATTAGCTCAGCTCAATCATTTGCCAATGGTGCTTTTACTAGAGCTAACTCATCTTATGGCTTTGCTAATCTTGCTTACAACCATGCTAATTCTGCTTATGATTTTGCTAATACTATTTCAGGAAGTGGTGCTTTTGATCGAGCTAATGCCGCTTTTGCACAAGCAAATAATGCTTTCAATGTAACTAATGTTGCTTTTAATACGGCAAATTCAGCAGCTTCATTTGCTAATGGTGCTTTTACTAAAGCGAATAATTCTGTATTAAAAACAGGTGATGCTATTTCTGGTATTGTAACTGCACCAACGGCAGCAAATAATTCAAGCAACACAATGTTGGCAACAACTAGATATGTTGATAATGCTGTTAAAAATGCCATTACTCCTGGTGTAATAAAAGCTTATGCTACTGTAGCTATTTCAGGATCTATAGCCTCTTTAGAAAGAGGATTTAATATTTCTTCAGTATCACGATTAGGTACAGGACGTTATCAAATTAACTTTACAACTTTAATGGCCACCACATCATACGTTGTTACTGGTGCAGTATCTACATATAATCCAGGGGATTCAGGCGCTAATAGAAATTTTGATCACACAATTAATATTGAAGCAACAACTACATCTGCAGTTATAGTTAATACTGGTGATCCAGGAGTTAATCCTAATAATACCCCACATGATGTAGCTAAAATTTGGATAATGATAGTAGAATAGGAAAAATATGTCAGCGAATACAGGAGTAGTCACCCACGGTGGTGCAACACATGAAGTTCAACAATATTATGATTCAGTTATTGTTCAGCTTCCAGATACTAATGTTACTAAAACAACTAAGTATTGTTTTTTGTCTAGAGTTGATCCATGGGATGATCCTAATACGGAAGCTAATGAAGAAAATTTTCCACCAACACCATCATTAAGTCAAAAAAGTATCAATGATGTGTTTAAAAATATGTTTGTTATCAAACGTGTTTATCCACAAGATATGCGACCAATGATTGACCGTATCGACTGGATTACCGGATTTAATTATGACATGTATCGAGATGATATTGATATTATTGCTCGTAATTCTAATGGTTATATGATTTATAAATTTTATGTAAAAAATAGATTTGATCAAGTATTTAAATGTTTATGGAATAATAACGGTGGTACTTCTACTGATGAACCTTATTTTCAACCAGGTACTTTAAATGCTAGTGGAATTTATACAGGCGCAGATGGTTACAAATGGGTTTATATCTATACTATTGATGCAGCTTTAAAACAAAGATTTTTAGATGATGATTGGATGCCAACACCTTTAGCAATTCCAGCTGGTATTGGTGCAAATACAGTAAATTCTGGTAATGTTCCTGTTGTTAATCCTATAGTTAGGGGTTCAGGTTATGCATCCAACACAATTATTAAAATTATTGGTGCAAATACAAGACCGGCAGTCGCCACGGCTATAATTGAAAACGGCGAAATTGTTGATTATGTTGTCACTGATGCAGGTGAAGGATATACAAGTGCTAATGTGCAAATCATTTCTACAACAGGTAGTGGTGCTATTGCTAGTGCTAATGTATCACCTATAGGTGGCCATGGTTCTGATCCATTTGAAGAATTTGGTGTTCAAAATATTATGGTCACTAATACATTTACTGAAGATGAAGCTAGTTTAATACCGACAGATATTAATTATCGCCAAATCGGATTTGTTATTAATCCTGTTGCGAGGAGTGCTTTTCCTAATCAATGTCAGAAACCAATATATTCAACCACTACCGATTTGGTAGTTTCAAATGGTTTTGATTTTTATACATCCGATGAAGTTGTATATCAAGGAACTGATTTAGCTAATGCTACATTTAGTGGAACATGTTTAAGTTTTAATAATGATACCAATGTATTAAGGCTCATAAATACAACTGGAACAGCATCAAATGGTTTTACACTTATTGGTGAAACAACAGGAACTACCAGAACAGTTTTAAATGTATCTCTACCTGATTATATTCCTTATTCAGGATACATCACATACATAGAGAATAGAGCTGGAACACAAAGAAGTTCGGATGGTTCTGAGCAAGTTAGATTAGTTGTAGGATTTAATTAAAGGATAAAAAATGGCACTAAATTTTAACGTTGATCCGTATTATGATGATTTTGATCCAAATAAGAATTTTCATAGGATTCTTTTTAAACCTGGATATGCGGTTCAAGCACGTGAATTAACACAATCCCAAACAATCTTACAAGATCAAATCTCTAAGTTTGCTAGCCATATATTTCAAAAAAATACACCGGTATCTGGTGCTAAAGTTACTTACAATTTAAAAGCACAATATATTAAAATTAATACCGAAATGAATGGTTCACCAGTAGATGTTGCACTGTTTGATGGTATTTTAATTCAAAATGCAACCGGCGATGCTATCGCTCGTGTTCTTGCTGTTGCAGAAGAAGGTGGTGGTGATCCTGCAACACTAGTGGTTTCTTACTTATCTGGTTCGCAGTTCCAAGATTCTGACGTTATCTATTCGGTAGACAATGTAAATCTACAATGTCAAGCTATTAATTTAAATGCTACTGGTAGTAGTTCAGTTGCTTCGATTTCAGAAGGTGTATTCTATGTTATTAATGGTTTTGATCAATCATTAATAACCGAAACCACATATTCTATTGGCAACTTTGTTAATGTATTACCACAAACAGTCATTCTAGAAAAATACGGCGTAACTCCTTCTTTAAGAGTTGGTCTTAATATTATAGAAACAATCTATGATTATGTTGATGATGTGAGTCTATTGGATCCTGCCGATGGATCACCAAACTATCAAGGTCCTGGTGCAGATCGTTATGTGATTCAATTAGATTTAGAAACTCGTCCTTTATCACTAGGTGATGATGACGGTTTTATTGAGGTATTACGTGTAGAAAATGGTAATATACTTAAACAAATTGACGGCACAGTTTATTCTACAATCGATGATTATTTTGCTAAAAGAACATTTGAAGAATCTGGTGATTACATTGTAAACGATTTTAAATTAGCACCATCAGCCAATACAAATAACAATGATTATTATGATTTAAAAATTGGTAAAGGTGTAGCTTATGTTCACGGATATCGTTTAGAAAATCAATCAGAATTTACAATCACATCGTCAAGATCAAGAACAAAGAAAAATATTAATAATGATCCAACACTTATTCAATATGGTAATTATTTTTATGTAGACTCAGCAAATGGTATTCCAGATTCATCAACAATGCCTACTGTTGATTTTCATATTGTTCCTTCAGCAAGTATTAGCACGATTGCTACCTCAGCTAATGCGGCTACATATAATTCTACCGTGGTTGGTACTGCTAAACTTAGAGCTATTGATTTTGATCGTTTAGGTGGAACTTCAAGTCAAACATCACAATATATTTACAAAGCATATCTAACTGATATTACTAATACAACATTGTCTTCAAATGTTAGAGTTGGAAGCACATCAGCTAATGTTGCTTTGTTTGACATTACAGGTAAATTCTCAACAGTAAATGATGCTTACGTTGGTGTAACTCTTACAGTTGATTCTGGTACAAGTGCTGGTGACACACGTAAAGTTACAGCATACAATCCAACAACAAAAACTTTAACTGTTGATGCTCCATTTACAGTCACTTTAGACACCACATCTAATATAACTTTAAGATTTGCAATTAAAGATGTTGAATGTTTGATGAAAATAAATCCAGCAAATTATAAAATTGCTGCAAATGCAAATATTAGCGTTCAAAGTAAAGATAATAATTTGGCTACTGGTAATACAGTATTGATTGAAGCTTCATCCAATCCAGAATTAGTATATCAACTTGGTTATCCGTATGTAGCTAATACTTCAGGTACACTCTATGAAACAACTTATGTTTTTAGAAATCAAAGTTTTGGTGCTACGACAGCAACTTTAAATTTAGGTTCAGCTCCTTTTGCTTTTTTAAGCACAGACCCAACAGATTATATTATTGTTAATGAATCTACTGGCGCTATCGGTAATACTGCATGTATCAATAGTGTATCTTTATCACTTGATCAAAAAACAGCAACATTAAATATAAAACCAGGTTCACAACTTGCGAGTATCACTGCTACAGTATCTACTAAAGTTTCTGTTACAGATGCTGATGATGCAAATTATATTCGTAGAGTTAAAAATTTAAATACAGCAAATACAATATATGCCAATACAACAGGTACAAAAATTACTTTATCTGGTGCAACTACGGCTAATGGAAATGTATTTGTTTCTTTAGTTGATGGCCAAACATTAATTCAAGCAAATGCTATCACATCAATATCAACAGGCCAATTATTATATGTTTCTGATGTTAAACGTATTGTAAAAATTATTGATACTTTATCAAAAGATACTTTACCAACAGATTCAATGTTAGATAATAACGCACATAATGTTACACCATATTATTCTTTAGATAATGGTCAACGAGATAGTTATTATGGTCACGCATCTATTAAATTAAATCCAGGAAAACCTGCACCAAAAGGTGATTTGTTGGTTTTATTTGATTATTATGAACATTCAGCATCTCAAGGTGACGGTTATTTTTCTGTTGATTCATACTTAGCACCATTATCAGCACAACCAGAATCTTATGCACAAATTCCAACATACACTGCTAAAAATGGTAGAATATATTCATTAAAAGATTGTTTAGATTTTAGACCAAAAGTCGTAAATGCTCAAACATCATTTACGTTTGGCATTCATAATGCTTATTCATATATTCCTGTTAATGGATCAGTATTTTATGCAGATTATAGTTATTATTTGGCAAGAAAAGATAAACTTATTTTAAGTAAAGACAAGAATTTTCAAATTATTGAAGGTACTCCAGCAGTTACACCTTTATATCCAACCGAACCTGATGGTTCTTTAGTTATTGCTAATCTATCTTTAGATGCATATACGGCTTACGTTCCAGGTGAAGTGAGGAGTGGAATTTTACCTAATCTATCAATTGAAAAAGTAAAACATAAACGTTGGACAATGCAAGACATTTCCAATATGGAAAATCGTGTTAATAATATTGAATACTATACAGCACTTAATGCGTTAGAAAAAAATGCTTATTCATTACAAGTACCAGATGTCAATGGTCTTAATAGATTTAAAAATGGCATTCTTGTAGATGATTTTTCTAGTTTTGCTACTGCTGATACAAGCAATTTAGATTTCAATTCTTCTATTAGTCGTAGAGAAAAAAGATTAACAGCTGCACATGATGTGTCTAATTTCCCATTGCAATCATTACAAATTCGTAATTCATTTGGACAATTGTCACCAACAACAGCTAACACTTTAGGATTTAGTGTAAAAACTATTGGTGAAACCACTATCTTTACATTACCGTATACAACAGCAAATCTTGCTTCACAACCTTTAGCAAGTAACACTGTTAATATTAATCCATTTGCTGTTAGAGTTAATCAAGGTACGATGATGTTGAATCCTCCAATGGACAATTGGGTAGATGATACTGCTCTTCCTGATTTATTAATTGTAGATCCAACATTACAAATATTCCAAGCAAGTAACAATGTTAATGTTTTACAAGTTGGTGACTGGAAACCAGTTCCAGGAACATCAGCAACAAAAGCATCAACAAGTGTTAGTTCAGTAACAACGCCAACATCCGCTGGTGGTTCAACAATATCTACAACCACAACCACAACAACTCAGACATATGCAACTTTATCACAATCAACTGTTTTAGGTGCTTATGATAGATTAGGTACAACATATAATCAAACAAATGGTTATATCACAGATATTAGTATTTTACCTTATATTAGACCTCAACAGTTAGCATTCACGGCTAAAGGATTATTAACAAATACTCCTGTATCTGCTTGGTTTGATGGTGTAAACGTTGATCGATATATTAATGCTACAGATACTATAGAATTAAAGGATGTTTTTGGAACATTCAAATCTGGTGATTTAATTGGACAATTTTTTGAGAGTAATTTTTATCCTCTAGCTACGGTTAGTTCAGTTTACAGATACCCAAATACAAACGATGTTAGATTATCCATTATAGGTAATATTGGCACAACTCCAACTGGTGCCTCTAAGATTGAAAATTCTATATACGACACTACAGGTTCTAGAACAGGCAATACCGCTTTTGGAACACCAGTAACAACTAATACTATTATATCAATTCATAGAAGTGGTTTAGTTTCTGGTGTTGGTGGTGGCGTTACTGCAAATACATTTGTGACTGATCCGAGTGTATCAACACCAGCCACTTTCACTTTCTATAGAGTTAGACCTTTTTGGTTGCTCTTCCCATGGCATGCAAGATTTGGTATCTGGAGCCGTCCAAATGGATTTGGGCAATTTTTAACAAATGCAACAGCAAATTCTACAATATTTAATTTTACAACCACTGGCGTATCTACTCACCATGTTAAAATTGGCGCTAATTGGTCTGATTTATCTTCTTTCCAGGTCAGAGTTAATGGTAATATTTTAAGCTTTACTGATGATGGAAATAATACAAGAAGAGCAACATTCACTTCACTTAACGGAAGAAATAATGTTTCATTTACTGCAGTATCATCATTAATAAATGGTAATTCTTTCCGAAATAATTGGTTTGGTTTAGCTATTGCTACAAGTCCTTGGTTGGGTTCCTTCACAACAGGTACAATTGTATTCAGCACGGATGCACTGCCATCGGCAGCACCAATTACTAATGTTTCTTCAAACACAGGATTACCTGGTGGTGGTATTTACTATACTAAGGTTAGACAAATATCTTTATCCGGTGTAGCTAATACAGCGAATGACTATTACAATAATTGTACCATTAAAATTAATTCAACAAATGTTTTATATGATACTATTACTAAAACTTATACATTACAACCACAAACATATACTGCTAAAATTACAAAATATATTGGTCCAAATACAACCTGCTTTTTAGATTCAGATGTTAATATATCTATGGGTTATAATGCCAATGTTTCTAGTGATATTACCTCATCTTACAGTATTGATGGTACAGCCAATAATATAGTGATAGCAAGAACTGTTGGAGAAAATAGTGGAAATGGAAACAATGTTCCTAAACTATCAACAGATGAAACGGGTTCTGTATCAGCTGTATTTAATATTCCCGCTAATTCATTTAAAACAGGTGAAAGATTATTTAAAATTGATAATCGTTTAATTCCTACTGATCCATATTCAGCAACAACGTTTGCCGAAGCTACATTTACTGCATCAGGTTTATCAACTAGATCACAAGGAATCGATTTTGCGGCTTCTCTTGATTCTGCTGCTGGTACATTTACTAGAACTGCAACTCAAGCAAATCAATTAATAAACACATCAGTATCTTCAAATACATCTGTGGTGACTATACCTCCACCACCACCACCACCTCGTATAGATCCAGTGGCACAAACATTTATTATCAGTAAAGAGAATTTTCCAAATGGTGCGTTTATCAATTCTATTAAGTTATTCTTTAGAACTAAACCAACCACTACAAATTCTCCGGTTACATTAAGCATTCTTGGAACAGAAAATGGATATCCAAATGGTAAAATATTGGATAATTCAATAGTAACTTTAACTCCAGATATGGTTAAGACTTCATCAACACCACATTATCTTGATTCAAATACATTTACTGAATTTGTTTTTAATAGTCCAGTTTATATTCAATCTAATATATTATATGCATTTATGTTAGAGTCATCATCATTAGATTATAATCTATTCTTGGCAGCTCAAAATGCAATAGCTATACCATCATCTGTTAAGAATTTACCTTCAGACCCAATTCCTACTATTGTTACTAAAATTGGTGTTGCTCCGTATGTTGGTGGTTTATTTGAATCACAAAATGGTATAACATGGTCTGTTGATCAAAGTAAAGCATTGATGTTTATTATTGATCGTTGTAGATTCAGAACATCGGCTACACCTAAAATACCTTTTGTTGTTCCAAGAAATTTACCTTATAGAAAATTAACATCACAAGCAGTTAAAACATTTTATGACGCCAATGGTGTTTCTAATTTATTTAATTTAATACCAGGTAGAGATGTTTTATCAGATGCGTATAATATAACAACTACAGATTTCGTACCAACAAATACTAGACTTAATTATACATTTAAATCAACAAAAGCTTCAGATTTAACATATACAGCTGAAACTTCTGTCACTCCTGGTAAATTTGCTTGTCCAACATACGATGATATTACTTTAAATGATGGCCAAGGCCAAAGAGTATTGGTTTCTAATTCTAATTCATCATTTATATTATATGCTACACTATCATCTGGTGATGATACAGTATCTCCTGTTATTTCTGAAGATGGTTTATCGTTGTATAATATTGAATATCGTATTAACAATATGGGATTATCTAATACGATTGTTACTATTCTTGATGGCGGGACAGGCTACGATCCAGTCAACACAGTTGTAACTATATCATCTCCAGATGATCTAGCTGGTGTTCAAGCTATTGCAACCGCTAATGTAGTTGCTAATGTAATTCAGGATATTGTGTTTACTGAACCTGGTTCTGGTTATACAACAACACCGACAATTTCAATTACTGATCCTAACCGTGGTGGTAATGCTAATGTTTCAATTGTTGTTAGTGGTGAAACTGGTCCTAATGGTGGTAATGGTGTTGCTAAGTATTTTACTAAGAAAGTAGTATTAACACCAGGAAATGATTCTGGTGATTTGAGAGTTTATTATACTGCTTATAGACCAAAAGGCACAAATATTTATGTTTACTATAAGATTTTAAATAGAAATGATATTCAACCATTTGATGATTCTAGCTGGCAATTAATGACCACAACAACCGGATCTACAAATTACTCAGCATCTTCTGATAATTTAATAGAATTTGAATGTGCTCCTGGTTTAGATACGTATGCTGATGATACAGTTTCTTATACAAGCACAAGTGGTGTGACGTATACACAATTCAGTCAATTTGCAATTAAGATTGTTCTCGCTACAAATGATAATACTAATGTACCATTTTTAACTGATGTCCGTGCATTAGCTTTACCACCAGGCACAGGTATCTAATATGGGTGAATTAGTTAAAGTAAATGATTCTACTTTTGTTAGAGATGTTCAGAGTAGAGCTCTTATTAATCAAGACTACACTGGTAGAGATGAATATTATGCTAAGGTTAAGATGTTAAACAACCAAAAAACTGAAATAAATAAAGTAAATGCTGAGATCAACCAAATGAAATCTGAGATGTCTGAGATCAAAGATTTATTAAAACAATTACTACTAAAGTAGGACACATATGCCAGTCATAGAAAATTTAAGTTTAGCAAACACCTTTGGAGAATGGGTCAATATCACCAATGATGCTGTTGATGCAATTAACACATTATATTTTGATAATTTTAATAAGCCGACAGGAACGTTATATTTAAGTGAACCAACAACAGGTTTAGTGGTTGCTAATAATTCTTTATTTCAAGGTTTAGTTCAAGTTGGCACTTCAGGTAGCATAGTATCTTATGGTCTGATTGAAGGTAAAGATAGTTTAGTTCTTTCAAATACTAGTTCAAACAAAGTTGTTCTTACAGCAAATGGTATTGTTGAATTAATAGGTCCTAATGCTTCACTTAAAGTTTCTAATAATGCTATAATCTATGGTCGTTTAAACGTTGACAATATAGTTGCTAACACTATTACTGTTAAAAATTTCAATAATGATTTTTTAAATGCTGCTTTCAGTCAAGCCAACTCAGCAGCCTCTTTTGCTAATGGTGCTTTTACTAAAGCAAATACAACCAATGATTTAGCTTACTTAATTTATTCTTATGCTAATACTAGTTACACTCAAGCTAATAATGCGGCTAGTTTTGCTAATGGTGCTTTCACTAGAGCTAATACGACTAATGATTTAGCTTATATCATATATTCTTATGCTAATACTAGTTACACTCAAGCTAATAATGCGGCTAGTTTTGCTAATGGTGCATTTAGTCGTGCCAATAGTGCTGCTTCATTTGCCAATGGTGCATTTACAACTGCTAACAATGCATTCAATGTAGCTAATGCAGCTTTCTTTCAAGCAAACAATGCATTCAATGTGACAAATGTAGTTTTTGGTGTTGCTAACAGTGCAGCTTCATTTGCTAACGGCGCTTTCGTATCAGCTAACAGTGCAGCTTCATTTGCTAATGGTGCTTTTAATGCTGCTAATTCAGCAGCTTCATTTGCTAATGGTGCTTTCACTAAAGCTAATACGACTAATGATTTAGCATACATCGTATATGCTTATGCTAATACAGGTTATGCTCAAGCCAATTCAGCAGCTTCATTTGCTAATGGTGTATTTACTACCGCTAATGCAGCTTTACCAAAATCAGGTGGAACATTAACAGGAGATATTACTGGTGCAAATGCTACATTTCAAAATATTTCTGCACAAGGTAATTTTACAATTAACGGCGTAACTGTTTATAACTCTGATGTATTTACATTAAATTCTGGTGCTGCAACTAATCAAAATGGTATATTCTCAAATTATAGACCTTCTGGTTCTTCTAATGCAGCTATTAGATGGAATGAATCTACCTTATCTTGGGGTATTAGAGATGTAAATAATACTGATACATCTACTGCTTATGCTAATGTTGTAACATCTAATACAACATCATCAACAACACGTTCTGGTATTGTTCAATTAACTGATTCAATATCATCAACAAGCACAACTACAGCAGCAACACCTAATTCTGTTAAAACATCATATGATCTAGCACAAGGTTCTTTTAATCTCGCTAATACTTTGGTATATACATCAGGAGCATTTGATCGTGCTAACTCGGCCTATGCTCAAGCTAACTCAGCAGCCTCATTTGCTAACGGTGCATTTACAACCGCTAACTCAGCAGCCTCATTTGCTAACGGTGCTTTTGTTACTGCTAACAGTGCAGCTTCATTTGCTAACGGTGCGTTTACTTTTGCTAATACAAGATATAGTGCATCAGGTGGTACTATCTCGGGTGATGTATCCGTAACAGGTAACTTAACAGTTAATGGTACAGCAACATACATTTATTCTAAAGTAGTGGATATTAATGATTCATTAATTCATTTAGCTAATAATAATACTTCAAGTGATACTGTTGATATTGGTTTCTATGGAACATATAATACTGGTGGTTTTAACAGATATACTGGTTTGTTTAGAAAAGCAGCTGACAAATATTATTTGGTTCAAGCACTCACTACCGACCCATCACAAAATACTGTAACGTTTAATAATTTAAATCGATCAACCTTAGATGCAAACTTTACAGGTGGTACTGTTTCAGGCCTTTCATCTGCTATTCCTGTTGCTGACGGTGGTACAGGAACTACAACATCTACCGGTACAGGTTCGGTTGTATTACATACGGGTCCAGAACTTATTTCACCATCTATGTCTGGAATGCCTACTGCACCAACTGCTGCAGCTGGTAATAATAGCACAATGGTGGCAACAACTGCATTTGTTCAAACTGCCGGCACCAATGTAATTGTTGCACCTTTCTTACAAGCTAACAATTCATTTAATGTCGCTAACGCTTCATTTAATCAAGCAAATAATTCATTCAACGTAGCTAATGCTGCCTTTATTCAAGCTAACAATTCATTCAATGTAACTAATGTTGCTTTCACTGCTGCTAATAGTGCAACTTCATTGATTAGAGGTTTTGGATTCTATACACAGAATGGTATAACTGCAAATACAGGTCCTGACGGAGTAAGATCAAGTAATAATGCTTTCATTGGATTAGCATCATCAGGTGTTTCTGTTGGCACATATGCTAATGCTAACACCATTTCTGTTGTTACCTATGATACGTATGGTCGTGCCACATATGCAGCTAACGTTCGTGTAGTTATCACATCATCACAAATTAGTGATTTATCAGCTACTATAACTCCACCTTTTGCACAAGCTAATAATTCTTTTGCCCAAGCAAATAATTCATTCAACGTTGCTAATCTTGCATATACAGCAGCTAATGTAGCTTTTGGTCGAGTTTCAGTTACGGCAAATACAGGCGACTTAATAGCTAATGGTATTAATACGGCAGTTGTTGGTAATGTAGTAATAGGTTTAGCAACAACTACTGTAGCTGCTGGCACATATGGTGGTACATCACAAATTCCAGTAATTACAATTGATACTAAAGGTCGTGCTACATATGCAGCTAATGTCACCTTCTCTGGTGGTGCAACGATCACTGATGATATCACAACAGATGCTACACGATATCCATTATTTGCTTCATCAACTTCTGGTACTTTATCGACTGCTTACACTTCATCTTCAGATTTAACTTATAATCCATCTACTGGTACTTTAAGTGCTGTAATCTTTACATCATTATCAGATAGAAGTGTTAAAGATAATATTCAAATTGTCACTGGTGCTTTAGATACTATTAAACAACTTGAGGGTGTATCATTTAATTGGAAAGAAAATGGTAACAAATCTTATGGTGTAATTGCTCAAGACATCGAACAAGTATTACCAGATATGGTACAAACTAATGATGCTGGTCTCAAGACTGTAGATTATCAAGCACTATCTGCTTTCTTAATTGAATCAATCAAAGAATTGAAAACAGAGATTGACACACTCAAAGAAAAGTTGTATAATAAGTAGATAAATAAATTATATTATTTGAGAGGTAATTAATCCATGTCTAAAGTGAAATTTCATACGGTTGATCAACCCGATTCAGACACAACCACCTTTGTATTATCATGTAATCGTCTTGATGTTCTAGACAAAACACTCCAATCGTTTTATGATACCAGAGACTATGTAACTAAAATGGTTATATTAGATGACTCAGCCGAGCCTGGTGTATTTGAAACTCTTGTTGAACGTTATGGTAAAGACTGTGATGTTATTTGTTTCCCACGTAATCGTTCACAATGGTTTGCCATGGATTTTATGGTATCCTATTGTGATTCTGAATACATTTTCTATCTTGAAGATGATTGGGAACTCCGCCAGCCAGGTTATCTAAACAAATCAAAAGCTATTCTACAAAAATACCGAGAAGTCGGTGTCGTTGATATCTCATGGAGAACGTTTGAGTTCCAAGGTATTGATTCATATGAAAAGAAACTTATCGATGGTGAATTCTTTTGGAAGAAACCATGGAAGATTACCGACAATCATGTAGCATGGCATCTATGGTGTGGCAGTCCTAATCTCAGACGTAGAGATGATCTTATTATGTTAGGTCGTGTAGAGAAGTGGCATAATGAATGGAACATTGATCGTAAGTTTACAGCATTAGGTTTCAAAGGTGTGTATCTTAATGGTGAATACGCAAGACATCTTGGAGATCATTGTTCTAAGATGGCTGGTCAAAGACCAGATGATTCTAAAACTCCATATGATTTTCTACCAGAAGAACTTAAAAGAAATCGTAGAGCACCTTATATTAACTATAGGGAGATGGACTGGATCTATGAGTATCCTGCTGATGTAACATTAGTTACTATGGCTGTTGATATCTCTAGAGGTGATCGTGACTTTGAAGAACATTACATTAGAGGTCTTGATCAACTTCTTTCTGTTCGTAATCCTTTAGTTGTCTATGCTGATCCAAAATATCATGACTACATTAGAAATAAACGTAAAGAATTGAGTATTGCTACATCTAATAATCGTGTAGAGTGTAGATCATTGACATTAAGAGATTTAGAAACTAGAATACCTTTTAATGATATACAAAAAGTTATAACAGACACCAATTGGATTGATCAATCAGATTGGATTAAGAATTCACCTCTTATTAATCCTTATTATATACCACTCACTCTAATCAAGAATACAATACTTGAAGATGTTGCTGTTCAAAATCCATTGGGTTCAAAACGATTCTATTGGATTGATTCTGGTTTCTATAATAGCTTTGGTGTCACTGATCCAATCACCACCTTCGACTTTCTAAAAATTACTAAAGATAATTTCTTACTTACATCTTATCCATATTCAACGAATTCAGAAATTCATGGACTTGATATTAAGTTTATGCAAGATACTATTGGTAAGAAACCGGAATATGTGTGTCGTGCTACAATCTTTGGTGGGACTAAAGATCAGATTCAAAAATTCAATGATAAATATTTTCAGTTAATGAGAAAGTCATTAGATGCTGGTCACATTGGAACAGAGGAAGCTTTGTTTACTATGGTTGAAATGATGTATCCAGATTTAGTCAAACGATATGTAATGCCTAATGGTGATATCAAAAATTATTTAATTAGTCTTAAAAAAGGTTTGTGATGTCCTCTTTGAGTTTTGTTCTATTTGGCTCTAATCAATTACAATCAGCTGATTTTGTTTTAGAGAATATTCGCAAACATTATCCTGATAATTATATTGCTTTACTTTCTGATTGTGGTGCCGATTATAGCAATCTATCTAAGAAATACAATACAGAATACTTTTATTCTAAAAAGAAACTTAGTTATCCTGTTCAACCATTTGGTTGGAGAAAAGATAAAGTAATCGATTTTTTAGAACGACTATATATAGCATGTCTGAGATGTAACACTACTCATATCATGTATGTTGAAGAAGATGTGATTGTATTTAAACAATTAGTAATACCAGATGATGCTGAAGTTATTGGATTTAAAACATGTTATCCTGATGGCTCTAAATTCCCTAATGGATTTCCCGATGAGTTCATAAGAATCACCGAACAGTTTTCTGGTGTTAAACCAAATGTTATTGGCTATGGCGCACAAGGTGGTGCAGTCTTAAAAGTTGATACATTCATAAACAACTTCTACAGAATTAAACAATTCTTATTAGATAATATGGATCATATTCAAGACAATGTTTATCCAACAGCAGGCTGGATAGATTGTTTTCTAACTTGGTATTATCTATTATGTGGTAAAAAATATGTATTCAATCCGAATTACATTGAAGTAAATGACCGTTTCGATTATAACAACCCACCAGCTCACGCTGAATTAGCAACACACTATCAAGGAAAATATGTAAAATGACCGACTTTATTGAAAAGATTAGAAATAGGAATATTGAATTAAAAATTAGACCAGAGTTCTTAGATCATTTACGTATATCGGAACACAAAGGTTGGTGGGTAAACACTAAAGGTGACCACTATGCACTCTTATGTTGGATCTCAGAACAATTTAATAACACTACAATCTATGATGTTGGTACTTTCAGAGGTATGTCAGCACTAGCATTAGCAGCTAACCCTACAAATAAAGTTGTAACCTATGATATACATCCATGGCCTGATGATCGTATTCTTAATCCACCATCTAATATTGAATTCATTGTTGGTAATTTCTTTGAAGATAAAGACATTTTAAAATCACCACTCATTATGTTTGATGTTGATCCACATAATGGTATTATTGAAAGAGAATTTCTAAACTGGCTAGACGCAAATGATTACAAAGGCATTGTATTCTTTGATGATATTCATTTAAATCCATCAATGCAATCTATTTGGGATTCTATTAATAAAGAAAAGTATGACTTAACAGATTTAGGCCACTATTCTGGTTCAGGTATTGCAATTTATAATTAATTCGGGAGTATATAATGAGTGAAAAAATGACGTTTCATATCCTAGGTTTGCCACACACAGTAACATCTAAAGAGTATGTAGCTTGTGCCTACACACAGAAAGTGTGGAAGTTTGGCAAGATGATGACTGAACGTGGTCATAAAGTAATACACTATGGTCATGAAGAATCTGATGTGCCATGTACCGAACATGTAACAGTCACTACTAATAAAGACCTAGAGATTGCTTATGGTAACTATGATTGGCGTAAGAACTTCTTTAAATTTTCTACAGGCGACCATGCTTATCAAGAGTTTTATAAGAACGCAATTCGTGAAGTTGGTCTTCGTAAACAACCAAAAGATTTCATTCTTCCATTTTGGGGATCAGGTACTAGACCAGTATGTGATGCTCATCCAGATTTAATCACTGTAGAACCTGGTATCGGTTATGCTGGTGGTCATTGGGCTAGATTTAAAATTTTTGAATCATATGCTATCATGCACGCTTACTATGGTTTAACAGCGGTAGGAACTTGTAAGAATAACTTCTATGATGTTGTTATCCCCAATTACTTTGATCCTGATGACTTTACCTTTGCACCTGAAACTAAGGAAGATTACTTCCTATTCTTAGGTCGAGTTTATGCCGGCAAAGGTGTTGATATTGCTGTTCAAGTCACAGAGAAGATTGGTGCTAAACTCAAGATTGCTGGACAAAATCCAGATAACACAAAGTTTCCACCTCATGTTGAATTTGTAGGTTATGCTGATGTAGAGAAACGTAGAGAACTTATGAGTAAAGCTAAAGCATCATTTGTGTGTTCAATGTATGTTGAACCATTTGGTGGTGTTCAAGTTGAAAATCTATTTTCCGGTACACCAACAATTACTACAGATTGGGGTTCATTCACTGAGAATAATATTCATGGTGTAACTGGTTATCGTTGCAGAACTTTTGAAGAATTCTGTTGGGCTGCCAAGAATATCGATAAGATTAAACCACAAAATTGTCGTGATTGGGCTATGAATTTTTCACTCGACAAAGTGGCAAAGATGTATGAAGAATACTTTCAAGCTGTTTTAAATATCCATGGTAAAAAAGGATGGTATGAAGAGAATCCAGATAGAACGGATTTGAACTATGCTAGAAAATTATATCCTGGAACTGAACTATAACACATATAATTCATATAAATAAGACCATATAAAAATCATTTATTTGAGTATAATATATGGCCACAGGTTATCAAGAACTATATCTAGAAAAAGGTGCTACATTTAATGTTACTATTACATTAGATGCTGTTAATAATACCCCGTATAATTTGACAGGTTATACTGCAAATTCTCAGATGCGAACTTCATATTATTCAGCTAATGCTGTAGCTACATTCTCCACTAGGATTGGAAATGATCCAACTAAAGGTCAAGTAATTCTTAATCTAACACATCAACAAACAGCTAATATATCTCCTGGAAGATATGTGTATGATATCTATATCTCCAATGGTTCAGATACGTGGCGTTCAAGAGTTTTAGAGGGAATTGTAAATGTCACTCCGTCTGTAACAGTATTTTAAGAATAGGTAAAATTAATGCCAACCGTAGCCAGTGATTTATATACCGTAAACACTATACAATATGGAAGTGGTGAACCTGGTGCTACAGGTATCCAAGGTGCTAGTGGTGCTACAGGTACTCAAGGTGCTTCTGGTTCAGGTGCTGCTGGTGCAACAGGTATTCAAGGCGCTTCAGGTGCTACAGGTACTCAAGGTGCTACCGGTGTCCAAGGTGCCTCCGGCATAGGTGAAACGGGTGCCTCTGGTGCTGATTCAACGGTTCCAGGTGCTACCGGTGTTCAAGGTGCTTCTGGCATAGGTGAAATAGGTGCTTCAGGTGCCGACTCAACAGTTCCTGGTGCTACTGGAGAACAAGGTGCTACAGGTGTAGGTTTAACAGGTGCAACTGGTGTTGGTGGTTCTGGTGCCACTGGTTTATCAGGTGCTACAGGCGTAGGTTTAACAGGTGCAACTGGTGTAAGTGTTACTGGTGCTTCGGGCATAGCAGGTGCTACAGGCGTAGGTTTAACAGGTGCAACCGGTGTGAGTGTTACTGGTGCTACTGGTTTTGCTGGTGCTACTGGTATTGGTGTGGCTGCAATAACAACATTTAGAACATCATCAACAGATCAAGTTGTCGTAGAAACAATCAATGCATCAACACAAAGAAGTGTTAAGTTTGAAATGCAATCAAATACATCTTCACAATTTCAAGCATCAGAATTAAGATTATTAGTAGATTTACCTAACATATATCTCACTGAATATGGATCAATAGGTGAATCACTAGGCACATTTAAGACATATTATTCCCCAGCATCTAATGATTATTCTTCACCTTATATAAATAATGGTGGACTTTCTGTGTGGAATGGAACAACATTGACTATCTACACAATTCATAATGAAGTCATTCAAGGTTTATTTTCAATGTATGCCGGTGATACATTTACTTTTAATGGTGGGGCTGCAACCGCCACATTAAGTTCAGTATTTACAGAAGTTTCTACTGGAATTTATGAAGCAACTACAGCTGAAAATAGATCACCTCCATTATTATTATCAAGAATACAATGGACAGGAACTGGTAATATTGAATTAAGATATACACCAGTTAATGCAGTAACAACATTAAGATATATTAAGGCAGAAATATCTGTCTAACAACTTATTTTTTTATAAATACAAGATAACAAAAGCACTAAAAATACCATCAAGGAGATAACACTGTGGCAACAAATAATTCAAAATTCGTAGTAAAAAACGGTCTGTCCGTAGGCAATGGTGCCACCGGTCCAATAGATGTCATTGACGAAAATGGTAATTGGATAGGAGCTCAACTTCCTTCTGGTGCAACCGGTGCTACAGGTGCTCCTGGTGCCACAGGTTCTCTAGGTAATGATGGTGCGACTGGTTATACCGGCGCTACAGGTATTCAAGGTGCTTCGGGTGCCACAGGTATTGATGGTGCTTCAGGTCTAACAGGCGCAACCGGCATTGATGGTGCTTCAGGTGCAACTGGTCTTCAAGGTGCTTCAGGTTTAACTGGAGCTACGGGTATTGATGGTGCTACGGGTATTGATGGCGCAACAGGTATAGATGGTGCTTCAGGTTTAACTGGTGCTACAGGCATTGATGGTGCCTCAGGTGCGACTGGTCTCGATGGCGCAACTGGTTACACTGGTGCTACTGGTTCTGCTGGTCTTGATGGTGACAAATATAACACCACATCATCTACATCATTATCAATTCCAGTTCTAGGTGCAACTGGTATCACGGTCGATGCTAATTTAGATTATTCACCTGCTCAAACTATCGTAATCGCAAAAGATGCTAACAACTATCAATTAGGTACAGTCTCATCATATTCAGGAACGACATTAGCTTTTGTTCCAACAACTTATGTAGGTACTGCCTTAAATCATACTTCATGGACCGTTAATCTAGACGGTGCTCAAGGTGTTCAAGGTGCTACTGGTTACACTGGTGCTACTGGTATCCAAGGTGCTTCGGGTGCTACAGGCGCTGATGGTGCTTCAGGTGCCACTGGTTATACTGGTGCTACAGGTATTCAAGGTGCATCTGGCGCTACAGGCGCAGATGGTGCCACTGGTTACACAGGTGCTACAGGTATTCAAGGTGCATCAGGTGCCACTGGTGCTGATGGTGCTACAGGAGAAACAGGAGCTACAGGTTACACAGGTGCTACTGGTATTCGTGGTGCATCAGGTGCTACAGGTTTTGATGGTGCTACAGGAGAAACAGGATCTACAGGTCCAACTGGCCAAGTAGGTGCTTCAGGTGCTACAGGTTCTCAAGGTTTAGATGGTGCTACAGGTATTCAAGGTGCTTCAGGTGCTACGGGTATTGTAGGTGCTACAGGTTTACAAGGTGCTAGTGGATCAACGGGTATCGATGGTGCAACCGGTTTAACGGGTGCTACTGGTATCGATGGTGCAACTGGTATTGATGGTGCTACCGGTTATACTGGTGCAACTGGTATCGATGGTGCTTCTGGTATTGAAGGTGCTACAGGTATTGGTGGTGCTTCTGGTGCTACTGGTCTTGATGGCGCCACAGGTATTGGCGGAGCTACTGGTTATACAGGTGCTACAGGTATTGGTGGTGCTTCAGGTGCTGATGGAGATACATATCATGCTCTATCAACTTCAGTGTTTACGATTGGTGGATCTGGTCAAATCACAATAACATTAAATGCTACAACATACGATTACACTCCAGGCCAATCAATCATAGTTGCTTATAATGCAAGTAACTATCAATTAGGTACAGTTGTAAGTTTAACTACAAATCAACTTATATTTAATAAGACTACATCAGTTGGTTCAGGTGAACACGATTCATGGACAATAAACTTAGATGGTGCTCAAGGTGTTCAAGGCGCTACTGGTTATACTGGTGCCACGGGTTCTTCAGGTAATGATGGTGCTACCGGTGTTCAAGGCGCTACTGGTTATACTGGAGCTACAGGCGTTCAAGGTGCTACCGGTGAAACAGGTGCTACAGGTATTAATGGTGCAACTGGTGAAACAGGCGCTACAGGATATACAGGTGCTACCGGCGTTCAAGGTGCTACAGGCGAAACAGGCGCTACTGGTGCCACTGGTTCTGATGGTCTTGTAGGTGCTACTGGTTATACAGGTGCTACTGGTGCTGGTTTACAAATTGGTGCATCAGGTTTAACTACAACCGTTCCAAATCAAACAATCGACACATATGATGCTACTGTATATAGAACTGCTAAGTATATCATTCAAGCTACTCATAGTTCTGACGTTCATTCAACAGAAGTTATTGTAACACATAATGGAACAGATGCTTCAGTGACAGAATATGCTACACTCTACTCAACATCTAGTTTGATGACGGTTAGTGCACTTTATAGTTCTGGTTATGTTTATGTTAAAGTCTCACCAGTAAATACAAACACAACTATTGACTTCTTACGTGAAGCAGTATTAGCTTAATACAATAAAAATAAAACAAAAATAATCTAGGGAGATTACTTGTGTCACTACCAACGAATGATATAAAATTTAATGTAACGAATGGCCTGGCGGTAGGTGCTTCTGGCATACAAGTAATTAATACATCAGCTGAATGGGTTGGTAATTCAGGTCCTGGTGAAAGTCCTTATGGCGCTACAGGTCCAGACGGTGTTCAAGGTGCTGATGGTGCTTCAGGTGTTAATGGTGCTTCGGGTGTAACAGGTCAAGACGGTGCAACAGGTATTGTTGGTACTCGAGCAGAAGATGGCGCTTCAGGTGCTGATGGTCTACAAGGAGCTACAGGTCCTCTTGGTGCTATAAAACTTCAACATGGATATGAGTGGACTAATGATCAATTACAATGGAGAGGTAATGCATACGCTGGCGGTGCATCTCCAGCAGTATCAAGACTAGAATTTCTTCAATCAGATCCTATTTACTCATATTTAAATGCAATATCTCCAGGTACTTCGTTAGTTATAGATTGGACTGGTTTAACTGTTGCTACAGTTACCACTATAGGCACTGTTCAATCTCCAACAGCATATACTAATGGAAGACATTATCTACAAATAAGTGCAAATCCTGATGGATATTCTTCTGGTGGATATGGATCAACCAATGCATCTGATGTATTAATGATTGGCACAGGTCCACGAAATCAAGGTATTCGTGGAATTGCGGGTGTCGATGGTTCTACAGGTTTAACAGGCGTTATAGGTACCGATGGTGCTTCTGGTGTAACAGGCGCTTCAGGTGCTCAAGGTTTAGACGGCGCTACTGGTGCTACAGGCGTAATTGGTATAGATGGCGCAACAGGTGTGACGGGTGACGATGGTGCAACGGGTGTTTCAGGTGCAAGATACCATACAACAAGTTCAACTAATCTAGACTTTGGTACACTGTTCACTACTTCTATTTTAGTAGATGACGATCACTTAAACTATTCAGCTGGTCAAACTATAATTATTAATGACCTTGCACACGCAGGTCAACATTTTCATGCTACAGTTAATTACTATGACCAAGAAACACATGATTTAAACTTCACAGTTATTGACTATGTTGGTACTATATCATCAACTTCATGGGAAATTAACCTTGATGGTGCAGTAGGTCAAGTGGGGGCTTCAGGTGTAACTGGTACTAATGGTGATCAAGGTCAAATAGGTTCAGATGGCACACAAGGTTCTAACTTTGATTCACAAGGTGAGACAGGATCAAATGGTGACCAAGGTATTGATGGTTCATTAGGCACACAAGGTTCAAGAGGATCAAATGGGGTTCAAGGTGACCAAGGTATTGCTGGTTCTGACGGCACACAAGGTTCAAATGGAACACTAGGTGTAAGAGGTGTGACCGGTGAAAATGGCGATCAAGGTGTAGATGGTGATCAAGGAACTTCAGGCAATAATGGTGCAGTAGGTCAAGATGGTGCTACTGGTGCTCAAGGTGGTGATGGTTCCACCACAACTGGTCCCGTATCATTACTTTTTGGTGTAGCTTATTCAAATGTCTCTTGGGTAGATGTATCACAAGGTGCTATAGGAATAAATCGTATTGAATATGAATCAACAGAGCCAATAGCATCAACTCTAAATTATTTAAACGTAGGTGATACTCTTACTCTAAATTGGGGATACACAAATGGCGGTGGATGGACACAAGCCATAGTAACGGTCACTGAAACATGGACAACAAATGGTGGTGCAACTGGAACATTTAATGATTGGTATATTGGTGTAGATATTAGTCCTATCACGGAAAGTGGACTTGGATCACCTTCTGTCATATTCTCTACTGCTCCAGGTGATACAATTGTTTATGAATCATTTACAGGTCCAACAAATACAGGTTATACAGGTTCAACTGGTGCCACAGGTCCTCAAGGAGATGTGGGTAATCAAGGTTATAATGCTGATCAACTCACTACTGGTAATCCACGTGGTGCATGGGATCCTTACACATTATACTATGTAAATGATATCGTAGTTACTGCTGCTCCTGCTGATTCACACAGATGTATAGTGCAAAATACAGGCAACGATCCAGATACTACTTCAGGATATTGGGTAACTACAGCTTGGGCTGGTGCTAGTGGTGCTTCAGGCACAGATGGTGCTTCAGGTGTTACTGGTGAAATTGGTACAGATGGCGCTTCAGGTATAACAGGAGCTAGCGGTGTTACAGGCGATAATGGTCAACAAGGTATATCTGGATATGATCAATTATATGGTGGTGCAACAGGTTCATTTGGTGCAACAGGTATCGATGGCGCTACAGGCGTTGATGGTGCTTCAGGTGTAACTGGCACTACTGGTGTAGACGGTGCAACAGGTTCAAACGGATTAAGATTCCATGCACTTGCTGATGGTACATATTCAATTCAAGGTGTAGGTACTAGCACAGGAGTTACATTATTACCTGACTCACAATCAGAAGATTATTCTTATTCATTTGCAGTTGGTATGTATATTGTTGTTGCTCGTGATGTCAATAACTACATGATTGGTATAGTTACTGCATACAATAATACAAATGGTGCATTATCCTTTGACGTAACTACTTCAGTAGGTAGCGGTTCAGGTAGTGGCTGGATAGTCAATCTTGATGGTGCAGTAGGTATCGCAGGTGCAACTGGTGTAACTGGTCAAGATGGTGCTACAGGTGCTACAGGTACTATAGGTTCTCAAGGTGACCAAGGTGATACTGGTTTATCCGGCACTTATGGTGTTCAAGGTACTACAGGTAGAACTGGCGCTACAGGCGTTAAAGGTGACACTGGTCAAAACGGATTAGTAGGTGAAACCGGTTCTGATGGTGTCATTGGTGTAACTGGTTTAGATGGTGAACAAGGTGAAACTGGTGCTACAGGCGCTACTGGTGTTACTGGTCTAAAAGGTTTTAGTTTAGCACAAGGTTCAACTGGTTTAACTGGCACATCACAACAAACTATTAATATATTTGCTGCTAACGAAATTGGAACGGCTAAGTATCTTGTTCAAGGTGTATATAGTTCTAACGTTCAAGCTACTGAAGTTATTCTAACACAAAACGGTAGTGGTGTATACATCACAGAATATGCAACACTCAAAACTGGATCTAAAGTGATGGATGTAACCGCATCTAGTGACGGTTCGGTGATATCACTCAGAGTAACTCCAACAGTTTCTCCTACAACCTACAATTGGGTTCGTGAATCAATTAAAGGAAGAATTGGTGGAACAACTATAGAAGATATAACTGGAACTAGTTTCTTCTTTTCATATTCACATACAGATAATCCAGCAATTGCAGTAGGTAAAGCTAATCTATATTTTGGAACATATTGGACAAACTTAATTAATTTCACATCATTAATTGGTTCAAGTGTAACATTTGATGAAGCTGGTGTTGGACCACAAAGTCCGGCAGTAGGTGTTGTTGATAGTTGGGACGGCACAACATTAGTTGTAACTATCTCAAGTGGATCATTTACAAATAGAACCACATTGGATAAAATCACCTATGGCTACTAATAAATAACATATAACAATCGTATAACACCGGGGAAAATGAACCGTGTCAACAACAAATAAATCTTTTCTAGTAAAGAACGGCCTTGCCGTTGGCGGTGCGTCTGGCATCGTTGAAGTCATTGACACTTCTGGTGCTTGGATTGGTGCAACAGGAACATTACATGGTGCTACAGGATATACTGGTGCTACAGGATTAACTGGTGCAACTGGTGTTCAAGGTGCTAGTGGTTCTACAGGATTAACTGGTGCTACAGGTGTTCAAGGTTTACAAGGTGCTTCTGGTGCCACAGGAACTCAAGGCGACCAAGGTGCTAGTGGATCAACAGGATTAACTGGCGCTACAGGTATCCAAGGTTTACAAGGTGCTTCGGGTGCTACAGGCACTGATGGTATTCAAGGTGCTTCTGGTGCCACTGGCACACAAGGTGCTTCAGGTTCTACAGGTTTAACTGGTGCTACCGGTGTTCAAGGTAACCAAGGCGCTTCTGGTGCTACAGGTATTGGTCAACAAGGTGCTAGTGGTTCTACAGGTCTTCAAGGTCCATCCGGACAATCATCGAGTTATTATAACTATAATGCAAAAACTAATCAGCAATCAGGTGATCCAGGTAGCGGTCATGTAAACTGGAATAACGTTACTCTATTATCATCTACATACCTTCAAATCAGTCATTTAACTGGTGATTCAGTTGATGTGGATTTATTCCTAAGTATCATTAATCTAAATGATATCATCATTATCCAAGAACAAAATGATTCTTCAAGATTTCAAAAATGGCAAGTCAATGGCACTCCAATAGCTCATACGAATTCATACTATGAATTTCCAGTAACACTACTTGATAGTGGAGGTACTGGTATTGGTAATAATAATAGTATCATCGTAGCTATCGTATCGACACCAGTTGATGGTGCGACAGGATCTCAAGGTGCTACTGGTTTAACAGGTGCTACAGGTGTTCAAGGTATAACAGGTGCTTCAGGTGCTACAGGATCACAAGGTAACCAAGGGGCTACCGGCACTCAAGGTATACAAGGTGCTAGTGGTTCAACCGGCCTCACAGGCGCTACCGGTATTCAAGGTTTACAAGGCGCTTCAGGTGCTACCGGCACTGATGGTGTTCAAGGTGCTTCAGGTTCAACAGGACTTACCGGTGCTACCGGCGTTCAAGGTGCTTCAGGTGCCACAGGTGCTACAGGTTTCCAAGGTGCTAGTGGTTCTACAGGTCTTACTGGCGCTACTGGCGTTCAAGGAATTCAAGGTGCTTCAGGTGCTACTGGTTTAACTGGTGCTACTGGTGAAGCTCCGGCAGTTACAATTTATACAGCAAATTCTATTTCTTTAACAGATGGTGTTTATGTTTCAGGTAACGTTCAAAGCATCCAAGCATTTAATGATGGTGATCAATACATATTAACAGACGGAAGTCATGCAGGTCCAGCGTGGATATTCAATGTAGATTACATCAATGTAGATAAATTTAATATTGTTGATCTTAATATTCAATATACTCAGGCTTCAGGCCATACGGTCTATATACAATTATATAATAATAATACATCAACATGGGATTCAATTGGTTCATATAATGGTTTAGCTGGTTATTATATGTTTGAACTAGGCGTAATCTCATCATTACCATATGTATCAGCTGGTGTTGTATTATTAAGACTATACCACTCAAATACAGGTAACGTTTCACATCAATCAAATATAGATTATATTGCTCTTGTAGATTCTATACAAGGCGGTCAAGGTCCTACAGGTAGACCAGGCGCTACAGGTATTTCTGGTGCTACAGGCGTTCAAGGTATACAAGGCGCATCAGGTGCTACGGGAGCTGCGGGTTCAAATGGTACTAATGGCGCCACAGGTGTTCAAGGTATTCAAGGTGCTAGTGGCGCAACTGGTATTCAAGGTATTCAAGGTGCATCAGGAGCGACTGGTTCATTCAGTGCATTCACTGCACAGTTTGGTCCACAGACAGCTGCGACTGGTGCGACAGGTTATGTATTTGTATTAGGTACATTAACAGTAGGTACAGGAGCAACTGGCGCCACTGGTATCACAGGTGCAACTGGTTCTATCAATGCTTCAGGTGATATTACAGTTAGAGCTGGTTCGACTACTGGTTCTGCAACAATTACTACACCATCTACTGAATTAGTATTAACACAAACTGGTGATCAATATGGTCCTTCAACTTTAAGGCTACAAAGTCGTACTGGCTTAAATGGCGCTTTATTTGATTGTTCCGCTAATCCTTATGCTTTAGTTGATTTTGGATTTAAAACATCTGCCGCACAAAGAGTTTTAAGATTTGAAACAAGACCTGTTTTTGGTATTATTACTCAAGTTACACCTCGTGAATTCCAAATTGGCGATGCAGGTACTCCAACTTTAGTTACTGACGATACTGTAGTATTAGTAAACAAAACTACAGCATCAACCTCTACCACCTCTGGTGCTTTACAGGTCAAGGGTGGAGCAGGTGTTGCTGGAAATCTATATGTAGGTGGTAATACAGTTATCACAGGCGACTTATCTGTAAATGGTAACTTATCTGTATTAGGTACGGTGACATCAGTTAATACTGTTAATCTATTAGTTCGTGATAATATTGTTACATTAGATTCGACCATACCTACAAACGTTCCAGCACCATCAATTGATTCTGGTATTGAAGTTAATCGTGGTCTCTATCAAAATACTCAGTTGGTTTGGTCTGAAGTTGCAACTGCATGGAGAATGTCTGATGGTAATACGTTTGCTTCTATTTCTTCAGCAAACTTAACTCAAGCGGCCTTCGGTCAATCTAACAATGCCTTTAACGTTGCTAATGCAGCCTTTACTCAGGCTAATAATTCATTTAATGTGGCCAATGCAATCTTTACATTAGCTAATAATACCACAGGTGTTGATACAACCCAAAACACTAATATATCATCAGCACAATCTTATGCTAATGGTGCCTTTGTTACTGCTAACTCAGCGGCCTCTTTTGCTAATGCAGCCTTTACACTTGCTAATAGTACCACAGGTGTTGATACAACACAGAATACAAACATTAGTTCTGCTCAGTCTTATGCTAATGGTGCCTTTGTTACTGCTAACTCAGCGGCCTCTTTTGCTAACGGTGCATTTACAGCTGCTAACGTTTCTCAAGCAATCAACAATACGCAAAATACTAATATTAGTTCTGCTCAGTCTTATGCCAACTCAGCCTTCAATATTGCTAACTTGGCCTATTCACAAGCAAACATAGCCACACCAGCATTCGCTCAAGCTAACAATGCCTTTAACGTGGCTAATTTAGCTTACACCCAAGCAAATAATGCGGCTTCATTTGCTAACTCAGCCTTTACGTTAGCAAACAACACCACTGGTGTAGATACTACTCAAAATACAAACATTAGTTCAGCACAATCTTATGCTAACGGTGCTTTTGTAACTGCTAACTCAGCGGCTTCATTTGCTAATGCAGCCTTTACATTAGCTAATAATACGACAGGCGTTGATACAACACAAAATACAAACATTAGTTCTGCTCAATCATTTGCTAACGGTGCCTTCACGGCAGCTAACGTTGCATACGGTAGAATTCAAATTACTGCTAACACAGGTGATTTACTTGCAAATGGTGTAAATACTCCAATTACAGGTAACATATTATTAGGTTTAGCAACGACTGCTGTAACGGCAGCTTCATATGCTAATGCTAATACAATTTCAGTTTATACTGTTGACACAAAAGGTCGTTTAACATATTCAGCTAACGTTCCTGTATCAATCTCAGCCGCTCAAGTTACATCAGGTAGTTTAGCGATAGCTCAAGGTGGTACTAATCAATCTGCATTTACGACTGGTCAAAGATTATTCTATAACGGCGCTGCTTTTGTTTCATTAGCTAACTCAGCATTAACTCAAGGTCAATACGCTAACGCTAACACAATGGCTGTGTTTACGACAAATGCTTATGGTGATATTACTGCTGTAACTAATACGGCATTAGTAATTACATCATCACAAATTAGTGATCTATCAGCAACTATAACTCCACCTTTTGCACAAGCTAATAATGCTTTCAACGTAGCTAACGCTGCCTTTACTCAAGCAAATAATTCATTCAATGTAGCTAACGTAGCCTTTACAGCCGCTAACGTTGCTTATGGTAGAATACAATTAACTGCAAATACTGGTGACTTATTAGCTAACGGTATTAATACTCCTGTTACAGGTAATATATTACTTGGTTTAGCAACGACTGCTGTGACTGCGGCTACATATGGTGGTACAACAGCCATACCTGTATTCACAGTTGATACAAAAGGTCGTTTAACATATGCAGCCAACGTAGCATCACCAGCAGTAACAATCACTGATGACACAACGACTGACGCTACCCGATATCCATTGTTTGCAGCTGCAACATCAGGTACATTATCTACTGTATATACTGGTTCTTCGGACTTACAATATAACCCATCTACTGGTACTTTGAGTGCGGTTATATTCACTTCACTATCCGATGAAAATCAAAAAACTAATATTAAACCAATTCAAAATGCCCTAAATATAGTGAAGAATATTAAAGGTGTTACATTTGACTGGAAAGAAAGTAATCTTCCTTCTGCCGGTCTATTAGCACAAGATGTTGAAAAATATCTACCAGAATTAATAGAAACATCTGATGATAAAAAGACACTTAATTACAATGGCGTCATCGGTATTTTAGTGGAAGCAATCAAAGAACTTAACGAAAAAGTTAAACAATTAGAGAATAAAGAATAATGCCAGCACCAGTCAAAACCGTATTTTTAACCACAATTGGACAGTATTCATATACTATACCTAGTGACTTTAAATCATTAGTATCTGTTGAGGCTATAGGTGGTGGTGGTGCTGGTGCGGTAAATGCTCAAGCTGGTGGTGGTGGAGGCGGTGGTGCTTATGCCAAATCAACCACGATGTCATTAACTGCAAATCAAACCTGTTTTGTTAGAGTGGGTGTTGCATTGTCTTCATGGTTTAACCCAACAGCAAATGCGTCTCCAACATTAAACTTATCAAGTGGCACTTCGGGAGTATTAGCTGCAGCAGGAGGGACCGGCACCACAGGTAACTCAGGTGCTGGTGGAGCTGGCGGTACAGTTGCAAATTCTACCGGTGACCTTAGATATGCGGGCGGAAACGGTGGAACCGGTGGACCCGGCCCCTCTTCATACGGTGGTGCAGGTGGTGGAGCTGCTGGACCTGGTGGCATTGGAGGCAATGGTGGTAACGCAGTTCTTACATCTCCAAGTAGCCGAAATGGTGGTGGAGGATCAGGTGCAACATTAACTGTCGCAGGAACAAATGGTGTTAGTGGAACAAGTGGTGTAACTGGTGCTGGTGGTGCTTCGGCAGGTCAAACATCTGGTACAGCAGGCGATCCAGGTGGCCCCGGATCAAATGGTGGTGGCGGTGGTGGTGGATTGCTTAATGGTGGTGGTAGAGGTGGTGATGGTACATATTGGACATCTTTAACGGGTGCAACAGCCGGATCTGGCGGAGGTGCGGGTGGTAGCACTGCACTTGGTGGACTTTACGGAGGCGGTGATTCCGCTACAAATACCGCAAGTTCTGGTACCCAAGGCATCATCGTATTCACATATTATGCTAGAGTTGGTTCAGGCTTCGAAAAACCCGATGATGTATTCGGCACAATAGACTTAGACGATCAATACGTCACAGACCAGTGGTTGGTTGACAAGTATGTCGGTGGCACATTGTTTGCGTGGGGAGTTGGTACAGGGGGTGCATTAGGACTTGGCAATATTGCATATTACTCTTCACCTATTCAAGTGGGTTCTTTAGCTTCATGGAGTTACGTAAGTGCATCGTCATTTCAAAGTGGTGGTTTTACAAATTATTCAACGGCGATAAAAAACGATGGCACATTATGGTCTTGGGGTGTAAACGGATCTGGTCAATTAGGTGTTGGTAACACAACAAGCTATTCATCACCTGTTCAAGTGGGTGCATTAACTAACTGGAAACAAACATCTACTGGTATTTTATATTGTTTAGCTATTAAAACTGATGGCACATTATGGGCATGGGGATCAAATTCTGCCGGTCAATTAGGTAATAACAATATAACCAGTTATTCATCACCAATTCAAATAGGTGCATTAAACAATTGGAAACAAGTGTCAGCGAATAAAGGTTCTCCGGCTGTTGAACAATCAAGTGCTGCAGTAAAATTAGATGGCACTTTATGGGTTTGGGGTAGTAATAAAAATGGAGCATTAGGAACTGCTGGTGTTAATAATTACTATTCTTCACCAATTCAAGTTGGTGCATTAAACAATTGGAAACAAGTATCTTCAGCATTTTTTCCAGGAACAACTTCTTCTGGATGGATGGCATCCGTTAAAACAGATGGCACTTTATGGACATGGGGATATAATGCTTTTGGACAATTAGGTAATGGTAATAGAACATATTATTCATCACCAATTCAAATAGGTGCATTAAACAATTGGAAACAAGTATACGCTGGTGGTCAACATTGTTTAGCCATTAAAACTGATGGCACATTATGGGCATGGGGATCAAATTCTACCGGTCAATTAGGCAATGGCACTGTAACAAGTTATTCATCACCAATTCAAATAGGTACATTAACTAATTGGAAACAAGTATCTACCAACTATGATGGAGTTACAGCTTCAACTTTAGCCATTAAAACTGATGGCACTTTATGGGCATGGGGCGGTAATGCTCTTGGCCAATTAGGTCAAAATTATTCTGCAACAACATCTTATTATTCTTCACCAATTCAAGTTGGTTCTTTGACTAATTGGAAGTATGTTTCATTTGGTGGAAACCATGTATTAGGAATCACCTTTACGGATTTAAACTAGATATATAATAAAAAAACTTAGGAAATAAAATATGAAATACTTACTCGTTCAAAACAAAACAACTGTTCTTTTAGGACCTATTGAATGGCGTCCTAGATTTATTCAGTCAGAACTTAATGATCTGTTTGATGCTGGTGAAAAAGCAACGGCTTACACTATCTCACCCACAGAAACAGGTTACATAGACTGTAATGATGGATTTGAAATATTTCCTATCGCATCATCAGAAGGTTCTGCTCATGATCCAATCTATGAACAACTTGCTGGTCCATTCTACACATACGATAACAATGTAGCTTCAGAAGTTTACAATGTTCTCGATAGAGACATCTCTCATGTTAAAGAATCACTCAAACAAGTGGCAAAGTTAGAAAGACAACGTAAACAACTATTAGGAACTACCCTAAATATTGGTGGAACTGATGTGACATTAGCGACTGATGCTGATGAGTTGGCAAACTTTGTTTCTTTACTTGCTTCGATTGGTGTAGATTCAGTTAATTGGAAATTCAAAGAAGGATTTATCACGTTGACTAAAGCAAATGTTCAAAGTATCGTTGATGCAATTCGTTCACACATTCAAACTCAATTTGATTGGGAAAAAACAATTGGTGAAACAATTGAAACTGCAACAGAATTATCTTCATTAAAATCTCTTACTATTACTGAGTAATCAATGGCACAAAAAGTCGTCTTTATAACCACAATTGGTGCCGGTACATTCACGGTACCTGTTGATTTCGCATCACTAGTATCCGTCGAGGCTATTGGTGGTGGCGGAGGTGGTGGAAGTTCTACATCAAATGGTGGTGGTGGTGGAGGTGCATATGCAAAATCTACATCAGTTACAAGTTTAGTTGCGGGTGGTACAGCATATTATTCAGTAGGAATATTCGGCGTTGGTGGTAGTACCGGTACCGCAGGAGGCGATTCATGGTTCAATGCAGCCTCTAACGCTGCACCAACATTAAATACACAAGGTTGTTTAGCCAAAGGTGGCGGTGGTGGTGGCAATTCTGGAGGTTCTGGTGGTGCGTCAGCATCATGTATACCTATTACAGGAGCATTCTCTGGAGGAACTGGAGGCAATCCTGGAGGTACTTCAGCCGGTGGTGGCGGTGGTGCTGCAGGTCCAGGTGGTATCGGCGGTAATGGTAGCGCAGCTTTTGGAACCGGTCAAGGTAAAGGTGGCGGTGGCGGTGGTGCTTCATTATTAGCTGCAGGAAATAATGCTGGAACTGCTACATCGACAAACGGAGGTTCAGGTGGTAATGGTGGCAGTGGCACCGGTGGCGGTACTGCTGGTACTAATGCAATTAATGCTACTAGTGGCACTGCGGGAACTGGCGGTGGTGGTGGTGGTGGAGGCACATTTGGTGGTGATGGCGGCGCAGGTGGCACAGGAAGTTATTGGACACAATCTTCTAATTCAGCAACAGCAGGTTCTGGTGGAGGTGGTGATGGAGGCAATGGTGTTGGTGGATTGTATGGTGGTGGCGGTTCAGGCAGTGGCACTAATGGCGCTCAAGGCATCATCGTATTCACATATAATGTTTCAGCAACTGGTCAAGGCAATATACCATACCAACCAGGAACAGGATTTAGAACGACAGACCCTAATACAAATAATACACAAGATTTAGGTTCACGATATATCACAAAGGATTATTTACTCGATGTTTATCCTAACATAGCATCAAGCACAGGTAACAGAACGGCACCAGGATTGTGGGGTTGGGGAGTTAATGATACAGGTCAATTAGGTAATGGTAACACTACATATTATTCATCACCTGTTCAAGTTGGTTCATTAACTAATTGGAAGCAAGTAAGCAGTAATCAAAATACAGGCCAAGTTGCAGCAATCAAGACAGATGGTACACTATGGACATGGGGGGTTGGGTTTGCTGGTGCATTAGGACTTAGTAATACTGTCTCTTATTCATCTCCTGTTCAAGTAGGGGCATTGACAAACTGGAAACAAGTAGAAATGGGGGTTTATACTTGCATAGCTATTAAGACTGATGGTACGTTATGGGGATGGGGACGTAATTCTGCGTTTGGGCAAGTAGGTAATAATTCTTTAATAGATATATCATCACCTGTTCAAATTGGAGCATTGACAAATTGGAAACAAGTATCCACTACTAATAGTTATGCTGTTGCAGCAATCAAGACATATGGTACACTATGGACCTGGGGATATAATCTCAATGGACAATTAGGTGTTGGTAATATCACAAACTATTCAAGTCCGGTACAAGTAGGAACATTAACAACATGGAAACAAGTAGTTTGTAAATCTGCAACATACGCTATAAAAACAGATGGTACATTATGGGCGTGGGGAGATAATTCAAGTGGACAGTTAGGTATTGGAAATAGAACATCATATTCATCACCGGTTCAAGTTGGTTCATTGACAAATTGGAAACAACTTTATCCTGGAAGTTCATCTAATAGTATACATGCTATAAAAACAGATGGTACATTATGGGCATGGGGAGATAATAGTCTCGGTATACTCGGTATAAATAATACTAGAAACTATTCATCACCTGTTCAAGTAGGGGCATTAACTAACTGGAAAGCAGTTGCTACAGGATCAGGTTATGCAACATTAGCACTAAAGACTGATGGAACTTTATGGGGTTGGGGAAATAATTCATATGGTCAAATAGGTTTAAATAACACAGCATATTTCTCATCACCAGTTCAAGTAGGGACATTAACTACGTGGAAAGCAGTATCAGGATCAATCGCAATTCAAGACGGATACATATAAACTATGGCATATTTGAGACGCTGTTGCAATAAAAACACTAGCATAAGGAAAATAAATGGCAACAATTAATAGAACCGTTGCATTTACATCAGGTACTAGCAGCTGGCAAGTTCCTACGGATTTTGTAAGTTTAGTTTCTATAGAGGCTATTGGTGCTGGTGGTGGATCTTCTACCGTAAATACTGGTAATGGTGGTGCTGGTGGTGGTGCTTATGCTAAAACAATTTCAGTCACAGGCTTTACAGTTGGTGCAACTCTTAATTATCAAGTAGGTGTTGGTGGTAGTGGAGCAATTGCCGCTACTGATACATGGGCTAACATAGCTTCAGCGGCCGCTCCTACATTAACAACTCAAGGTGTTTTAGCTAAAGCTGGTGGAAATTCAACCGCAACATCTATTACTCCTGGCGCCGGTGGATTAGCATCTGCCTCTGTAGGTACAACCAAATTTGATGGTGGTACAGGAGGAGCTGGATTTTCAACTGCAAATAACTCTGCTGCTGGTGGCGGCGGTGGTGCAGCAGGACCTAGTGGAGCTGGTGCAACTGGTGGTGCAGGTTCAGCAGCTGGCAACAGTGCAACTGGCGGCGGTGGTGGTGGTGCAAATGGAGGTACCGCTGGTACTGCCGGTGGTAGTGGTGGCGCTGGTGGATCTCCTGGTGGTGGAGCTGGTAATGCTGGAAATAGTAGTGCTGGTACTACATCAACCATTTATACTATAGATGGAGTTGCATATGGTCCTGGTGGTGGCGGTGGTGGTGCCGGAACTAATGTTATAGGTATAAAAGGCACTGGAGGTGCTGGTGGTTCATATGGCGGTGGCGCTGGTGGAGGATCAGCTAACGTTTCAGGTGGCGGTGGTCTTATTTTAATTACTTATGTTTCAACTGTTGATCGTTACTGGGTAGGTGGTGCTGGAACTTGGTCTAGCACTAGTAGAACTAACTGGTCAGTTTCATCTGGAGGAGCATCCGGTGCTTTAGCTCCAACTAGTGATGATGTTGTTTATTTTAATGGAAGTTCTGGATCGGGAACAGTTACATTAACAGGTGCCTTATATTGTAAAGGTTTAGTTACTACTGGATCATCGTTTACATTTAGCAGCACAGGTACTATAGGTATTTATGGAAACCTAACTCTTTCAGCAACTACTGTATGGAGTGCTACAGGAGCCGTAACAATTGCTGGCACAGGTACAATTTCTACAAACAGTATTTCTATGGCATCTCCTTTAACTATTGATGGTGTTGGAATTACAGCAACATTAGGTAGTAATTTTGTCACTACAGGAGCACTTACTTTAACTAATGGTACTTTAAATGGAAGCACATTTAATGTATCCGCAAGCACATTCGCTTCTAGTAACAGCAATACTAGAACACTTACTATGGGTTCTGGCACATGGACATTATCTGGTACAGGCACTGTATGGAATACTGGTACTACAACAGGGCTTACATTTAGTTCTGGAACCACAAATATTATTTTGTCTGATACTTCTACTACTGCAAGAACCTTTACACCTGGCTCCGGACAAACGTTTAATGAATTAACTATAGGTGGAACTACAGGAATATCCACTACAACTATTAGCGCTGGATGCACAATTACAACATTATCAAGCACTAAAACTGTAGCACACACTATTGTTATTACTGCTGGAACTACACTTACTTGCCCAAATTTTAATATTGATGGTACTTCTGGAAACATCTTTACTTTAAAATCGTCAAGCGCTTCAATAGCAACTTTATCTTCTGCAAACTCATTTACAACAAATTACACATATGTAACAAACATAACACTATCTTCAGCAAACGGAACAGTTTCTTATGGACAACTTATTAGTTCAACTGGATGGCTTAATAATAATACTAGTTCAGTTCTAATTGTATTGTCTTCAGGCACTAGTTATTCTATTCCATCGAATTGGAATAATTCCAACAACACTATTCATCTTTTTGGTGGTGGTGGTGGCGGTGGTGGTGGTGCTACTTCTGGCACTGGCGCTGGCGGTGGCGGTGGTGGTGGAGGGTATACAAAAATTACTAATTTTGTATCGTCACCTTCAACGAGCATCACTTATGCAATAGGAGCGGCAGGTTCCGCAGGTTCTGGTACCGGTTCTGGCACTGCGGGTGGTACTGGTGGAACAACATCATGGAACTCTGGGGCATCTACAGCAGGTGGTGGTGGCGGAGGAGCTAGGGGTGGTACTGGCACTGGAGGCACTGCAGGTGTAGGCACTACATTTAACGGTGGAGCTGGCGGTTCAGGCCGATCAGGTGGAGGATCTAACTACGGAGGTGGCGGCGGTGGTGCTGGCGGACCTCTAGGCGCTGGTGGTTCTGGTGGTAATGGCGTTGCAAGTCCAGGTTCTGGTGGTGGTAACGGAGGCGGTACTGCTGGTGGTACAGGAGCTACTGGTGGTAATAATGCACAAGGTTCTGGCGGTGGTGCTCTTTCTAGTGGTTCTGGATCTAATGGTGGCGGTGGTGGTCCAGCTAATGCCGGCTCAGGTGGAGGTGGTACCGGTGGAGATGGTATTGATATCTTAGATTATATTGGTGGCGGTGGCGGCGGTGGAGGTGGAGGCGGAGCCGCAGGTGGTGATGGTGGATCATACGGCGGTGGAGGCGGTGGAGGACCTAATTCTATTTTAGGTGGTGCTGCTGGAGGTGCTGGTAAAAGCGGTATTATTATTATTAATTATTTTGCATTTGGCGCTGCCGATGCGTTTTCGGTTTCACCTTCTTCAGGTGCCATTGGAACTGTGGTTACAATATCTGGATCTTCATTTAATTCAACATCAAGTGTAACTTTTGGTGGAGTATCAGCATCTTTTATAATTGTAGATGATTTTACAATTATCGCTACTGCACCTACACACAGTCTTGGTTCAAAAACAGTAGCAGTTACAAACTCGGCAGGTTCAGGAACAACATCTTCATTTACTTATCGAACACCAGGTAATTCAGGTTACAAATTCCCTATATTAAACTATGATGGTTCTGTATCAGGCACACTAGTAGACTTTGATGACATGTTTGTTCGAAAAGAATTATTCTTAGATGCTGGACTGTATGCGTGGGGATATAATGCTAATGGTATGTTAGGTAATCAAAACACTACATATTACTCATCACCAGTTCAAGTAGGTACATTGACCAATTGGAAACAAGTAGGTGTTAGCCAAAGGCATACTGCAGCAGTTAAGACTGATGGATCATTATGGACATGGGGTGAAAATACACGTGGTGCATTAGGT